ATAAATGATGATAGAACTTGTATATCATCAAGTGTTATTTGTTTACTAGCTTTAGGATTACTAAATATAGCTTCTGCTTGTTTTAGAAGGACAGACAAGCTAGTAGGATTAATTGATTGTTTGGTCATTATAGGGTTTGTACAACTTCTTTATATAGACTAATAACTCTATCAAACTCTGCAAATAAATCTTTAAATACAACAGGTGCCGTATTTTCAACTTGTGTTCTATCAATCTTAGCAAGTTGAGCTGTAAGAGTAGATACATTAAGTCTCTTACTAGCTTTAGTATCAGCAACAGTAGTAACAGTTGTTACTTGTACATCTGCTGACTGAATCAAATCAACATTAGATATGTCAGATAATGTTGCTGCTGCAACATTATCTACATCAGAGTAACTTACAGATTGTGTTTCTTCTTCAAACATATTAGGTTATTTCCTTTAATCAGATAATAGAATTGTTTACTTGTTCTTTGAGGGCCTCAAATACTTCTGGTCTAGCCTTTAGTAGTTGTACTAAATTAGCTTCCCCCTGTATTTTAATAGGCTCCTCACTTAAATTGGACAGACTTAAATTAATCCAAGATCCAGCTTGTTTGATAATATCAAACTGCTTGGCCATTCTTACAACATCAACATACTTATTATAGTTAGTTTTAATTGAACCATCTTCTTCATTGACATCTAAATCAACTTGTTGTTGAACCCTTCTAAGAGCTCTACCATATTTACTCTTAACAGTTTGAAACTCAACATTAAAGTTATTTAAACCATCATCATCATCAGCACTTAATGCCTTCTTAGTAGCTTTAATCCTAATAGAAGCCCAATATGGTAAACCCTTGCCACCCATGCTACCTTCTGGGTTACCATAGCCACTGAGATTAGTATTTCTTAGTTGATTGACAAGTATTAGAACCGTGCCAGTTTCAACACACTTAATACTAAATTGTGGTAAGTTCTCACTTAATAGTCTAGCTCTTACACCCATAACATGAACCTCACCAACATCCTTACTCTCATCAGTAAGCTTAGATGGCACAAGACCCGCCACACTATCAAGTATCACACAGCAGAAATCAGTGGTTAGACATTGTCTAATACAGGTTAATGCCTCTTCTGCCGTATTAGCATTAATGACTAACACCTTATCAGTGTCTAATCCTATATTAGCCGCATGACTAGTAGTATAACCAACCTCACCAGCTTGTATATAAGCTACAAACTTACCAGTAATCTGTTGTAGATTGGCCGCCCAATTTAATGATTTAAGACTCTTTGTTGTTTGTTCTAAACCAAATATTTCAACAATAGTGCCTATAGGCATCCCACCACCCAATAAGTAGTTATCACTAGGACTATCTAGTTTATACCTAGCATATTCTATATCTCCACCTTTAACAACTTTACCCTTGCCAACAACAGATTGTGTTAGCTTCAAGTACTCATTTAAATCCATTATCTATATACTCTGTAATTAGGATTAATTAATCTTAAATTACATACTTAATGGTTACTAATTAATCAACATATAAACTGGTATCTGGATCATTATTATTAACCCAATCAATATAATAATTACCACTTTGTTTTAATAACATATGTAGTTGTTGCCAGCAGTTATATACTCTATCTCTAACAGTCTCATTTAATACAACATCATCCATATCTGCATAGTCAAAACAAGCACCTCTAATAATACTAGCTATGTCATTAGGTGGTGGGTTTGTATATTGTTTGTCACACATAATTATAATTATTATTAATCTTCAAATAGCAATTTATATCTACCATCAACACCATGTCTTTGCCATAATTCTTGCATAGCCCTACAACCTTTTCCTGCAACTATAGCTCTTTCAACTGGATCATCTATATCAACATTATTACTTAGTTTAAAAGCATTAATAACATCATCTACTAACATCTCATCATCAACATCTTTATAGACCCTATCACAATACTCTAACTCATCATCTAAAGTCCAAGTTCTACCTAAGTATTCTAGCCAGTCTTCATCCTCACATTCATCTAAACCTATAAGACCTTGCTCATGTATATCATCATAGAATGAATCTTCAAAGTCATTTAAAACATTATTAATGTGTTTAATAGTATTTTGTCTTTCTCTCCTCTTATTAATCCTTCTAACAAGGTGTTTATATTTACCAATAAACTGTTTAGTCCTGTGTAGTAGTTTGCTCTTGCCTAACATAACCTTGCTCCAACTGATTAAACACTAGTTCTGACATGATGAACACCTTACCATACTCCTTACTATGTATTATATGTATCTCATCAATCCTATACTCTTTAGCAGTAACAGCTAACTTATTAGTAGTTGTTCTACTCTTAATAGATGTTTGTATAGTATCACCATTAGGTAGTAATAAGTTACCATCACCATCTCTAAACTTGGCACCACTTGCTTCAGTTGGTTCTAATCCTAACTCTTTAACAATAGCAGCTTCAACCTTTCTACCTCTCTTATTATTAGCTTTACCCCTATTAGAGGCTGCTACATCCTTACAAGGATGAGGTGCCTTTATAGTTTTAGTTAGAGGTTTATAATATAATTTACCTTCACCAGTCTTAGCAAGACAAACATCACATCTATCATCTCTATTAGCACAGTTTAATTCATACTCAATTGGACATGTCATATTATCTATTATTATTGTTTACCTACATAATATTTAGTTGTATATAGTACATTAATAGCACTTATATAAATATAAACAAATGATATTAAAGTACAACTTATCTAGTCAGATATCAGACTCAGAAGTAACAGATGTTAGATTAGTACTGCCTAATACAATAACACTAGCAACTGATAATAAATATACATTTACTGCTGTCAACATTACTAAAAACAACCCCTTTACAATAACAATTGAAAACACCTATCAAGTTAGATACTTAGTAGTATATAGTGATCAATCATTTACCATATCTATTAACAATGGACAGGAGCTTATAACAAGAACACATGTTGTTGATTATGGTGTTAATAGAACTGGCTTTAACAATGTTAGTAAGATTAATACTATTAAGATAACAAATCCTATAGGAGCCAGTGGTCCTATAGGAAGTCAATTTAGTAATCCAACAACAATTGAAGTTAAATACTTATTAGTATTAGAAAAGATATAACTATTTAGCTGTTGATTGATTAGATTGATTATTATTTGTTACTAGTATGTCCTCAGATGTTGTTACAAAGTACTCACAGTTATCTTCAATGTAGTTAGATCTTTTCTCAGCAACTAGATTGTAACAAGTATAATTAAATATAGATCTACAAGGAACAACCTGCTCATTATCAATCTTATCTCCTTTCATCTTAGGACTATTAAGCTTAATAGTCCTTCTTTCTTCTATGTTAAACTTAACCCACTCACCAGGCTCTGTTGGCACTACAAATGTTATATAATCAGGGCCCCCTTTATCAGTTGGTAGAGGTATAACCTGTGGTGGATACTTAGTACTTCTAATAACAACAAGATGTAATGATGATGAATCCTTACTTGTATTTACCTTTGGTCTTCTAATTGGCACTACAACATCTGTTGGCTTCATTATTTAATCCTTTTAAATATGTAATAGATTACTTAACACCCTATCTTTCAAAGGTGGATACATATTAAGGTCATCTCTATTATATATATAAGTTACTACTAAATCATTCATAGTTGTAGGCTTATTAAACACTAAAGATATATATATTCTATTAGTCTTTTTATTACAAATACATCTATTTAAAAGGGGCCAATAATACTCAGTTCTAATATATATGTTAGGTGTTATAAGACTATATGTAATAGAAGCGGCTAACAAATCAAGATCACCTAAACACTTACTTATATGTTTAACTCTAATAATAGGTGGATCGACAGTTCTTTGATATGTGCCACTAACAACCGCCTTAAATAAATAATCACTCATAAATGTAAAACGTTTATGTATAACAATACTATATAAATACAATATAAACAATTATAAGTTAAGTGATATGGAGAAATAATGGCACTGGTTATAGTACTGGAGACATTATACTATTAAGACAGACAGCATCTAATACAGTAGAATATTTAAATGCAACTACTAATAATGTTATTACTCCTAATAGTAATGATTTAGGATCTATTAGTACTGTAATAGCTAATGCTAGTACAAACCTCAATACTTCACTGCTAAGCCTTGAATCAACACAAGTAGCTTTATCCGCTAAGTTGCCTAGTAGTCTAGGTATAAAAACATCGGCGGGTAGCCTTAGTATTGCCCCTGCAAGTGATGCGACTTTTACACAAAAATCAAATGCTTTCAGAAGCTCCGCAGCGCTGACAAGAGCCAACAACACTAATCCCTATGCCGCGAACGATATTGAAAATTTAATAGCTGGCGGGTTAACCTCAGAGACGATTGCAGTATTGAATGAGGCAATTGCTGATGTAATAGCTGGTATACCAAATCCTATAACCACACTTTATCAAGCTCCATATCAGGATTACGGGCTAGCACCTATCATGCTTAGTGACGTTGAATGATGCGCCCAACAATTATGGAATTTCCGTTGCCTAAACCCGAATTACCAAATCTACATATTTGAAAGAGATAAACCCCAACTTCCAAAAGATTATTACAATGATATTTAGTAATAATAGCTAGTTTAATATAGGTATAACCGTAGGATCATTTATATAATTAAGCACCGCATCAAATGAGTTATAAGCAAAACCATCTTGTACTACCTCCATTTGTTGTGATAGTAGATATAAGATGGTTTTTGTTGTATCTACATCTCCTAGTTGATACATAAGAGGCCCCAAGTTAGACAAATCATTAAACAGTAATAAATTAGGCACAGTATTATACTTAAGTATCCCCATCTGCCACACATTATAATAGTCATAGCTATTAGAATAGGGCATAGAAACAGTTAATGTTCTTCTTGATTTAACAACATCTAATGTTATAGAATGCACCTCTAATGTTGGTTGTTGTTTAAGATTTAAATGGCCTAAATATGCATTAAAAAACTTAGTTATAATTGGGTTTAAATTAGTAAGTGTGTATAAAGTTGGAAGAGATAATACTTCTGCTTTTGTGTACATAGTTATAACAATAATATAGGTATAAGTAAAATATGACACAAACTATAGCTCAGAATCTAATCATACTTAATAATAGTAAGCATAGAAAGACTAATTATAATAAACATCCTATTGAAGTATTTAGTGACATTGATGATCAAGTAACAAGTAATAATACTTATATAGATATAATCAATAAAATAAATAAGTTAGACATTAATTACAATAATACAATTGATGATTTAAACAATCTTATAAGTGCTGCTAGACAGGTATATACAACTCTAAAACAAGAACAGCAGTTACTTAGTTTAATTGATTTATATACTTACACAATTCCTAATAAGACATCTTTTATTGCACAATTAAATACAATAAACACATTAATAGAAGATTGTAATAAGATAGTAAACAATATATTAAACAATACTGTTAGTAGAGTATATACATACATTAATCCTTTAATATTAGATGATATTAGCAGCAATGTTAATGCTTTAATATCTAAACAATGGTTGACTAATTATTTAATTACACTACCCTTAATACCTAAAATTAGACCAATTAATGCGGCTTTAATATGTGACAGTAGTGGACAAGTAAAATGGCAACAGGAGTAATAATATGAGTGATATTAGAGGTGAAAGAATAGGCACTGAGGCTATACAATCAATACAAGATATTGATAGTTATATTAGCAATAATTACCTACAGATCATTAAAGATAAGATTGAACTGTTAAAAATAAAAAGGGCCCAAATTGAAGATTTAAGACTGTTATATGAATCAATAAATACTACTAATAACAGTATTATTAATAATATTAAAAACAGTTCTAAGTACACACAAATTACAACTAATCAAACAACTGCTGAGCCTCTTATTGATGAATTAAACACTATACTTAGAAGTCTATTAACAATAATAAACAGTGACATTACTATTGGCAATTTAAACTACAAAGAAGAGTTATATGGTATTGATAAGATATCAATTACAGAAGGAGAATTTACATCTGTAGAAGGCCCCTCTAATAACAGTCCTAAAACAGCTATTAATAAAACAATATTTAATAAAGAATTAGAGAAGTTAGAAAGAGTACCAGAACCAACTCAAGGTTTCTTTTACATAGCAACTGATAATAGTGGAAATATTATACTTAAGAGGGCTATATAATGACAGACTTGTTTAATAGAAAGGACCTAATAGGTGATCAAAGTATAAACACAATAAACAACTTTAATGATTATATTGATTCATTATTAAACCCTTTTAACAACATATTAACAGACCTTATATTAGAATTAAATAGTATAAGTATTAATAGACCAGTTCAATATAAAGACTTATTAGTAACAAACTTACAAGTAAAAAATGAACAGCTATTATCTAAGTACAATCTTATAAATATTAGTAGTCAAATATCAACAGATGTTGCTACTTATATAGGAACACTGACAACTAGTAAAAACAACTTTAACTCCATATTAAATAGTAAAGCTAGTCCAACCTTTCCTCTTACAAGACCTATTACAACCACTATATTAGATAATAGTACTAGTTATATAACTAAACAGTATGTAACTAATAATTTAATTAAATACACTTTACCTACCCCTGTGCCAAGTACTAAATTATATGTAAATGAATCTGGAACAGGTTACATATGGGCATAGTTAAATTGTTATTTTAATTGTACATATTATTGACTAAACATATGAGTGATAAAAAACCACAAAATCTATTTACAACCTCCCATGTCCTAAGTGTATTAGGTATGTTGTACATCTTAGCTATAAGTCCTGCCATTGATAAATGGAGTAATGATCAATTATCCAAGAAAGATGTTATTAATTTATTCAATGGATTTGTATTTGCTCTTGTGACTGGTGGATTAAAGCTAAAGGATGATAATGTTTACACACATAAATTCTTACCAGGTAAGAACAAGGAAGATATAATATCTAGTCTAACTACTAATATTGTTCAAGAGCAAGTAGTAAATCCAATTACTAACAAGATACAAGATCAAATATTAAATCCAATTAATAATGTTATTAATGAAGTTAGTATTAACCCCTTAGATCCTGTTACAAACACAGTAAACAATACTATTAATAATCCTTTTAATCTCTTATCTAATCCTCCTACTAATCTATCAAACACCATTCTGAGTCCCTTATACGTTAAAGCTAATCAAGATACATGGTATAAAACAAGTCCTGTTGATAGTAATACATTAGATAGTAGTAATAAGATAAGAGTACAACAAGGTACCAATACTAACATTAATGATTATTTGTTTGATAATGATAATAATCATTGTAAGATAACAATTAATAATAATAAAGTATTGTATGCTTACACGCCACACATATTCATTATTAAAGATGGAATAGAAGTTAATAGTACTCTCACACCAACTGTAAATCCTAATTCTTTTATACCTACTATAGAACAATGTAATGAGTTATATAACACGAATCTAAGACAAGAGGAGTATAAAGATCTATTAAACTGTCTAGCAAGATTTAACATAAGTACTAAGAAGGATGTTGCACATTTTCTAGCTCAAGTAGGACATGAGAGTGCTGGTCTAAGATATAACAAAGAACTAGCAAGCGGGGATGATTATGAGTATAGAGATGATCTAGGTAACACAGAACCTGGTGATGGAAGAAGATATAAAGGCGCAGGATTCATCCAACTTACAGGCAGAGCAAACTACCAAGCATTTAGTGATTACATTAAAGATCCTAAAGTAATGGAAGGCGTTGATTATGTTGCTAGTATATATCCATTTGCTAGTGCTGGCTTTTGGTGGTGGGACAATAAAATGTCTGAGTATATTAATAATGAAGGGGCTGATATATACCAAGTTTCTACGGCTGTAAATGGTGCTAATCCAGCTAATGGAATAGAAGATAGAATTTACTATTACAACAAAGCTTGTAACTTACTAGGTATTTAAATACCTATTAATAATAAATAAAAGGCCTTTTACTATTGATTAAGTAAACGGCCTTTTATATTTAATATAATACTTATTTACATGTCTAATTATAATTAAATTCTCATTATATAAGCAAGAGCATAATATGGGGGTAGATTAGATGTAGTAGCAGTAGTTGCTGAAAAAGTGTGGGAGTGACCCTCATTATTACCATTGGCTAAAATTGATGTGTTTGTACCATTGGCTAAAATTGATGTGTTTGTACCATTGGATTGTATGGTTATACCAGTAAATGATGATGTTGTTGAATTAATAGGAATAGACCCAAAGCTATTAGTCTTAACAAGAGCATCTATACCATCATTAGCAGGCACTGTATCAACAGGAAAGAAGGTATGAGCATGCCCTGGATCATTAATTATATGAGTATGCCCTGGATCATTAATTATATGAGTATGCCCTGGATCATTAATACCATGTGTATGATAAGGCATTTGACCTACTGTTAAAACAGTACTAGATGTATTACCACTAATATTATGTGTATGACTAACAGAACCACCAATAGCATCAACAGCATATGTACTACCAGCAGCAATAATAAATCTATTTCTCAAATCTGGAGTACCATTTGTACCATCACAAAAGACCCAACCAGTAGGAATAGCTGTTAATAATCCCCTCCAAACAACAATGATACCAGATGCAATTGCAAATGCAATAGCTCCTTCTATGGTTGTTAAGCGGCCTTCTACAGACAATAATCTACTATTAAATGATTCAACAGTACCACTTAAACTGTTAAAACCACTAGTTAATGTGGTCACTTGTGTAGTCAGATCAGCTATAGTTGCATTCTGATTATTAATAAGTGTTACTAGATTGTTAATGCTAGTTTGTAATGTTGTTTGACTATCTGTTAAGTCTTGTGCAACCTCACCAATAGCAGTAGCATTATCACTTATGTCTTGTTGTAGTTGTATAATTACACTATTAGCTAAAAGACAAGTGGCTAGGCTTAGTTGATTTATCTTACTACAATCTAAAAATCCTGTAGCATTAGCTAAGTCTAAAGAGAATAAGATATTTGCCTCATATTCCTCACAGGTTAATGGACTTCCTTTTACAGAGGGCAGTGTTAAACTCATATTGTTATTACTTTATTTAAATTACTAAATGATGTATATATTATCATAGCAATAAACATATAAATAAAGTAGTACATAAACAACTTAACTATATAAAGCCATATTTATAAGAGACAACATAATGTCAGTATTTTGTATATACTCATTAGATAGACTCTCTATATTTAAACTTATGACTCTATTAATCTTTGTACAAAGATTAATCATTTGATCTCTACTTAATATTGCTACATTATTATTATACTCTGGAACACATATTAGTTGATCCCTTTCAAAACCAGGGGATAACTTATACTTTCTAATAACTTGATAGTCACAGTATATTTTATATAAGAGAGTGTAATTTGCTAATAACCAATCACAATGTTTAATAAAGTAAGTATTACCCAAACTGTCTTTATTTAAATAAAGATAAAGTCCATAACAAAATCTAAATCTCTTAGAGGCCCCTCCTGTTAAATACAAATTAAGTGTTTTTTGATTATAAAAAAGTTCTTCATACATTATAAGTTTCATTTTTTAGTAAAAAAAAGCCCTTTATTTATACAAGTAAAGATTGAGATGATCTATTATAAATGATTTATGAAATGAGGGTATTAAACTATTTAATAACAAATGTTGAATGTGCATAATAAAAGACCTATCAACTAACCTAACTTCATTTTTATTAATACTATTAATATTTATATAAAAATATATAGGACGTATCTTAGTATTATATCCTTTATATAATCCTCCATAGCATAACAAACAATGCTCTACAAATATATATAAATCTTTATTATTATAGCTAAGAGACCAAAGCTGTATATAACATTTATTATGAAGGGGCTTTTTATTATCCTTTGATATGTATATATTAATATAATCTTTATCAAGGGGTTCCCAACTATAGACATTAATATTAATCATTATAAATAGCCATATTAAGTAGATTACAAATTAAAATAATATCTCTAGAACAGTCCCAACCACCTATTGCTTTTAACTTATTAACCTTACTAGTTAGTAGTACTAGTTCATTAACATTTAAACATTGTTTATCATATAAGTATTTATATTCTATACGGTAATCTTTAACCCAATCAATATTATATTTCTTTATACTATAAATATCTAAATAAATACAATATAAACGTTCTTCATCCTCTATATAATAATATACATCTTCTAACACATTTAAACGTTTAGTATTATTATTACCAGTAATATAAACACATATCTCTTTATAGTTGGTGTTTCTTAATTCCCTATAAACTTTAATCATTTTTAATCATTATTATAAATAGCCATATTAAACAAATCAACAATAATTTTAAGTCTACTATCTCTTTCAAAGATGTCTACAAACTTTACAAGATAGTCTCTATTTAATCTACAATAACAAAAGGTTTTATCGGTGTAAATAGTATTAAGATTAAAAGACCAATAATACTTATTACTCTTAACAAGATCATATATATTTGCATGGTAACAAACATCATTAGAAAGATTTAGCATATTAGCTAAGGGTTCATCAACAAAGAAATCAAAGTATTTATTATACTCTATGTCAAAATCCGTATAAAACCATAAACAGTTATTTAGATTAGGGTCTACTGTAATAATAAACGTTTTAGTAGATGACTGTTTATAATTTTTACCAAATACATACATACTGTTTATATGCTATAATATTTAAAACTTATAATTTATTTTATAAATGGCCCTTTACTCTCAATTCTACTTTAGCAACTTAGTTGATAGGTATAAACTATCAGCTATTTTGTGGTGTGCGTTGAGATGCAAGGAGGGCAAAGTTGATGTTAATATTAATGACCTAGCAAGTACTTATAATGTTGATGTTAAAACTGTTAGAAAGCACTTAAATAATAGTTGTTTCTTTAGGTCTTGTTATAGATTGAGCAAGTTTATTGTTAATCCAATCTATATTTTTTTTTGAAATTTATTGTATTTTTATTTAAAACATTGATATAATAACAGAGTACAATACAAAACGTTTATTATGTTTGCTATTAAAAGAGCTTTAAAACTAAATAATAAAGAAGCAACTTTAATGGCAAAACACGCTGGTTACAGACGTATTGTTTATAATCTAGGTTTGAGTCTTAGACAGCAACTTTATGGAGTTGTAAAAATTTCTGACAGTAAAGCTATTAGTGAAATCAAAAAGATTTTAACCAATCACATCAAAAAGCGTCCTGAGAATGCGTGGATGAATGAACTCTCTAGTAGGGTTTATCAAAATGCTTTAAGGGATCTTAATGATGCTTTTATTAGATTCCGCAAAGGCTTAGCTAAACATCCTACTTTTGCTAGTCGTAAAGATGGTCAATCTTTTACTGTTGATAACTGTAATGGAAAATCAGTTTTAGTGATTGGAAACAAAATTAAAATCCCAACACTAGGGACTTTTAGACTTCATGAACCTCTAGAAGAGAGATATGTCACACAAACATTTAATCTTACAAAGGAAGGTAATAACTGGTTTGTAAGTTTCTGTGTTGATGCTGATAGATTGCCTGTAAATCAACCACAAGAAGCGGTAGGCATAGACTTAGGTATTAAAACCTTTGCAACTTTATCTAATGGTGAAACTTTTGATGCTCCTAAACCTTTTAAGCAAGTGAAAACCAAGCTTGCTAAATTACAAAGAAAAGCAGCAAAACAAGTTAAAAGGTCTAATAATCAACGCAAAACTTATGACAAAATCAGAGGCTTACATTACAGAATTAGCTGTATGCGTAAAGATTTTCTTCATAAGTTAACTACTTACATTGCCAAAACATTCAAGTTAATCAAGATTGAAGATTTAAATGTAGCGGGAATGCTTGCTAATAATAAATTAGCTGGTGCTATTGCTGATTTAGGATTCTTTGAATTTAGAAGACAATTAGAATATAAATCTTTAATGTACGGCTCTAAAGTTGAAGTTGTATCTCAATGGTTTGCATCTTCTAAGATATGTTCTAGTTGTGGACATAAACAAGATATGCCACTTAATGTGAGAATATATAACTGTCCTGTGTGCAAATTATCTATTGATAGAGATTTAAACGCAGCAATCAACATTTTAAATTATGAACCCTTGGCTTAAGGGAGATAGCCTACTAATTCTACAGATAGCCGTCTACTGTACAGCGTAGGAAGAAATCACTAACTAACTTTGATTAGATTTAGGTAAGTATTTTGAAGCAGGGAGTTAACAGAGAGTTAATAGTAGCAGCAGCTTATAAAGGAGATATTAGATGGTCATATGCACCCGCCACATTAGAACAAGCTGTAGGCTATTTAAAGTGCCAATATCAATATGATCCTTTATATGAGAGTGATAGAGAGCTATTCTTTAATAGTTAGTTGTATAAACACATTTCTAATAGGTATAAGGCCTTTTTATAATTAATAAATCTCCTTTCCTCACATCTTTTAGTCATACGCTCTATAACAAATAAAAGATCATCTCTATTACAACAACAATATATTATTTCATCTCAAGATACACCACTTATATTATAAGGATAAGAAGATGAGATCTCATACTTCTCACAAATATCAAGATCAATATAAATATAACGACTCTTAGCTATATAAGTAAATTTTGCTAATGATTTAAAGTTAGTACTATCAACTATTGCATAACAAATTGTATATCTATACTTAAACTTAATAAGCTGCATATTAATCCTACAAACACCTTACTATAAAACATATTATTACTCATATAAACATACACACATATACAAACAAGATGGCAGCTAAGAAACAAGTATCATTTAGGAAAGAACATAAGAATCCTAATGGTGGACTTAATGATAAGGGTAGGGCATATGCTAAGTCTAAAGGCATGGATCTAAAAAGACCACAACCAGAAGGTGGGCCTAGAAGAGATAGCTATTGCGCCCGTAGTCTTGGACAGATGAAGAGTAATTCAATAGACTGCTCAAAAACTCCAGATAAACGCATTTGTTTAGCTAGGAAAAAATGGAACTGCTAGATCAAAAGATCAAATAAAATCAAACAAAGAATAAAATGTGTTATTATAATATATAAATAACACATTTTTTTATTTAATAAAACTATGAGATCTAAAAGAGAAAAGAAAAAAGGTATATATAAAATAATAAACATTATAAATAATAAATATTATGTAGGGTCTACATTAGATTTATACCAGAGAAAAACAACTCATTTTAGAAAATTAAGAATAAACAAACATCATTGTATACATTTACAAAATGCTTGGAACAAGTATGGAGAAGAAAACTTTAAATTTGAAATTATTGAAGAATTAAATAATCTAAGCTTAGAAGAAATTAGAGATATAGAACAAAAATATATAAACAATGATTTTAATAATCAATACAACATAAGAAAGGACGTAAAATGCCCAAATAAAAATTCACAAGAAACTAAAACTAGAAACGTTATATCCAGAAGAAAAACAAAATCTAATAAAACAATATACCCTGGGATAAAATGTCAAAACAATTTATATAGGGTTTGTATACAAATATGGGGAATAAGAATTTCATTAGGTTCTTATAAAACATTAGAAGAAGCAATAAAAGTTAGAAAAGAAACAGAAGAATACTTTTGGCATGATTCAATTGATTGGTTATCTACGGAATTAAAGCAAATAATAATCAATCAATACATAACTGCTTTTAACAATAATAAACCCCATTTTGAAATTAAGAAATCTAATAGTAAATACTATAGGAAAAAGAATAATTTATTTCAGGTTTATTATACTTTAAATAAAAAGACATTATTTTTTAGTACTCATATAAAAGAAGAAGATGCTAAAAAAGAAGTTGATTATATAAAAAGTCTAAGTTCAAATGAATTAATAAATTACAATCAAATATGTAGAAATAATATAAGAAAAAGGCCTAAAGAATCAAAGAATTATTATTATGATAAACGTAGAAATAAATATTCAGTTTATATAATAGTAAATAAAAAGACATACTATTATGGTTATTTTGATAATGAAGAAGAAGCAATTAAAATAGCAAACAAAGCTAAACAAGAACTAAATATACCAATATAGATTGTTCAAAGACACCAGATAAACGTATTTGTCTAGCTAGAAAGAAGTGGAATTGTTAATTATATAAACACATTTCTAATAGATTACAAATAGTAGCAGCATAATTATGCATACTATTTTTATCTATATAGACTTTTATATCTTTAATAACTACAATAAGGTCCTCTCTAGAAAGACACCATGCAGTATTCATCCATTTATTTATATAAGCATTATGTAGTTTAATAGTTTTAATAGATGAATCAATATCAATATTATTATGTTTATGTTCTAGTAATTTTAAACCATCTGATAAAGATTTATTACTTTTTATCCAAGTACGTCTATCAAAGTGTCCAGTATGTTTTAATTTAGGGTATAACATATTAAACAATACATCATCTAATACAACTTCAATTGATGAGTATGATGAAATATAAAATAAGGAAATTGTTGTTAATGAATATCCTTTTTCAGCATCTGAATCAGTTATTATTAACATAATACTATTTAGACCTACATGTTTATACTTAATATATACATTCATTTATTTATACATATCTACTTATAATATAAACACAGTTAATGGTTGATTAAACAAATAGTCAACCATTAACTGTGTTTAATATCTAATCTATTAACAATATCTCACCAAACTCAACATCTCTACTACTATGTTGTTCCTTTGGCACCACCCATACAGTAGGCACTTTACCCCTAATATTATATGGTTCTAATGACTTATCAACTTGTTCTAACCATAAGTCTGTCAACACAATAACCATGCATATATTATTAGTATTAACATCTATATCATCATAAGCATCAGAGTCTTTAAACCCTTCAAGAAATGATTGAAATAGAGGTATAACATCAGTACCACCACCACCTTTCAAGTACTTATCTTTATCATCTAATATGTAACTACCTAAGTCCTTATCAATACTAGACATGTCAAACATAAAAGCACTAATAGGGCCAACGTCAAATGTAATTAGTAGAAGATTACCAACCGCCTTTGCAATTGATGTTATCTGATCTAAGAAGCGCCCCAACAATGTATCATCACAGAATATAGAACCACTTAGATCTAGATACAAAGCAACAGTATCAGGCACTGGTTTAGGCTTATAGTTATACTCAATAGCACATCTGTTAAAAGGTGCCAATCCCATCTCATAGGGATAGAAGTTTGGCTCCACAATGGAGTTATAATCAACATAACATTGACTACTAGTTGTTATAAGAGCTAACTGTTTAAGTCTATCCTCCCATGAAAGATCATTAGACTTAACAATAACCACATCATCCTTGACAATAGAAGCACTTAGCTTACCAATCTCCTTATCACTATTCTTAAGGATATTAATAGCCTTAGCCTTTACCTCTTTAATAACCTCAGATCTATCTTCTGTCTCATCAAATATAAGATCACCGTCAAAGTCTCCAATGTATTTAACAGTTATAAGATCATTATTAAGCACATATGTTAATAACTCTTCTTCTGTCCAATTATGATTAACTCTTGGATGATCTTTACCCAATAACTTATCTAATGTAACACAGGGTAAGCTGCCAGAAGTATAACCAGCATCAATTAGACTTTTATTAATAATCGCATCTAATACAATATTAATAATATCTTTTAGAACATATGCTTTATCTTTATACTGTTCATAGAGAGCATTTTTATAAAAACCAAAGCGCCAACAATGATTAAGATATATATGATATATCTCATGTAGAACAACAAACAGTAACTCATTTAAACAACCCTCTTGTTTTACCTTATCAATAAAGGATTGTTGTATCATAATACTCTTAGATGATGCGGCTGCTATTGGAAATCCTTTAAAAGAACCCACCTTAATAGTTATTGCGGATAACAAATAACCAAAGAAGGGTTCTTTATTAGATACCAAAGTAGCAATAGTCATAGGATTTAATTCTATGAACAATTTACTTTTAGTCATTAAAATACACTCTTAACTTATTTTAAACTAGTTGTAATAGCTAATTTTACACTGTGTTTATTAAATAAATATTGTTTGTATACCTCCTTATTAACTAAGAAGTGAACAATTTTATCAAACTGACTAAATCTATTTTGATCGCTAATAAGATCAATAATATTAGTAACAATAACACTAGCGTTAATACCACTACCAAAGTTTGTACTATATAACTTACTTAATACATCCAACAATAGATCTAAGGGAGAATATACATATACAACTTCACCCTTTTTATCAGTTGTAGTTTCAACATTATTAGACTCAACTAGCTTAGTAAGATTATTAGTTTCTTCTACAATCTTTTGATAAAGAGTAAAAGATATACTACTAATAGCTTCAATGTCAGCCGTAATAATGTCACTATAATCATATTTACTATCTAACTTAGCAATTAGCTCTTTAACAGAGGGTATATTTAATGTTGTCTTTAAAGATTTAATAAATAAAGGGGCCAAAGCAGATCCAATTAAACCTGCAACACCAACCTCTCTAAAAATATTAATTCTACTCTCATCTAATACATTATAATTGGCCTTGTATAAAATATCAGATACTCCCTTCCAAGTTCTAGGACAAGGATGAACAACAGAGAACGATGCATCCTTAGCACCATATCCAATAACATCACTAGGAACATTATTAGCTTTTAAAAACTCAATGTCATCACTAATAGCCCATAGTCTATCACCTAAGAATGCTCTTACAGATGGATGCAGATTACCATCCGCATAACTTAGAAACTCAGTTGCATCTAAATCAACCTGAACAACAGAACATCTGCTTAGAATAGGACTACTAATACTATGAACATTAGCATTATCTTGTTGTCTATTTGTAGCACCAACTATTAGAAACTTACTAGTAGGTAAATCATAATTTCCTAGCTTTCTATCACCTAATATCTGTTGTAAGATATTCATTTCTTGTGGCAAAGCATTAGCAAAATCATCTAAGAACAGTAAACATTTATTATTAGAGCTAATAGCCTTTGCATACCACTCAGCAGGATAGTGAATTGAGCATCTATCTTCTGGCTGAATAAAGTCAACACCATAAATATTATTCTTAGTGATTAGACCACCAGTAAAGACATAAACATCATAGTTATTATCTCTAGCATATTGATATATTGATGCTGACTTACCAATTCCTGGGGCACCTTGTAACATCAATGTTCTATCAGTTAAACTGATTAGATCAATAGCTTCATAGATCTTTCCAACTGTAATTCTTCCGCCATTAAAATTTGCTAACTTACTCATACAAATTATTATTTATCCTATTATTAATTAATTATTAAGCAGTTACTAATCTGCTCATTTGCATCATACACAATTAAATCTAAGTAGTTAACTAGTTTAAATATGTTATACAAAGATCTATATCCTCTTAACTTCCAACTATCAAACTCATAATATATAAATCTATCTAGCTTAATATCATTAATATCAAGATCAAACATTATTAACAACTCAAACAATATCTCATCTTTAATATAATTCTTATCAGGTAGATTGTAATTCATTAAGGTGTAATAGAACTTAGGATATCTAATAACTCTACCAATTATATCTAAGCCAATTAAAGATACCTCTTCATTTGTTTTTGGGGATTTATCTTTCAACTGATTGTTATAAGTAATACAAGCAGAGTTAAACAAAAATAACTCTTTTATTCTAAGATCTAGACTTATTCGTTTACCCTCTAATGTATTGAGATTAATAGCCTCTGATATGTCATAATGCCTTCTAATTATATATTTGTAATTACTGTCTAACTCAACATATTGACCACCTACAATTCTTAGACATTCTTCTTGAAAGACATTTATATACATATTTAAATAACAAGAGCTGTTGTTCTAGCCTTAATATGCTCAGGTATTCTAACAATATCTTTACTAAGGATATCAAGGGCCTGCTCAATATCAATCTTTTTAGTATTTCTGCTATCTTCAGTCCACAAGTGAGTGCCACTACTACTAACACTAATAATAGTGTCACTTAGCATTGGAAAATAGAAACATTCAACAAGTTTCCCCTCCTTACTTCTTTTATTTACATCATAGCCCTTAGTAGTATAACTAAGCTCTAACGTATATTCTGCACTCTTATAAATTAAATTATTAAATCTATGATCATCAAATGTCATACATTCAATATCATTAGACTCCATATCCCCTTTTAAAACTGGCAGTTCAATATACAAAGATACTCTCTTTTTATTAATCTTGTCAGTGTTAGTATTATTTGCGGGTAAATTGTAATGAATTAAATCTGACCCAACAAATCTATTAACTGCAAAATGAATTGTAACTGTATTTGTTTCTTTATTTTTCTTCCATGATGTAAACACACCACAAGTAAATGTTGACATAATTACCATTAGACTACTGATTTGTACCTTAACTTACACACTTAAAGTAACTGTATATACTTTATATTAAACTTTATAATCCTACTTATACGTTACAAATATATGGCTTCTAAAAAAGATATCACAATTACCTGCTGCAACTACTGTTACAAACGCTTCATTGTTGCTAGTAGTAACCAATGGTGTTACAGAAAAGGTTGCAATATCTCAACTTCCAACAGGTATAACATCAGTTAATAATCTTGGCGGGGGGTACTACTCTAGGAGCAGTACAAGGTGTTGAGTTACAACTAAAAACTATAATACCTGGTACTGGTTTGTCTTTTACAACAACTAGTAACACTATAACAATTAATAGCAATTTAAATGCCACTAGTGTTGGATCTGGGGTATCAATAATAAACACTTTTAGTAATCCTAATATAGCTTTTAAATCTATAACAGGTAGTAATGGTATAGCAATTACTAACAATACAACAAGTATTAACATTGCAAATTCAATTAACACAGCCCTTGATTCAATTATTGGTTTAATAGAATTACCTCAACAAAAACAATATAAACTAGATCCTTATGTTAATAAAGGTTTTACTATCAACAACCTATATTTAATAGCTACTAGTGGTACTGCTGTTGTTAGACTAAAAGTACAAGACCCTGCTAATATTGACATTGCAAACACCTCAAATTTTAATGTCACTAATACTAGAACTCAAAACATTATTAATGGTATAACTCTAACAGTTGGACAACAATTGATACTAGAAGTTATCACAGTAAATACATGTTTAGATCTATCATTTACAATAGATCTAAACTATACTTAATAATTAATAAGATCTATTCTTTTAGGGAACCATTTGTCAAAATGATCTAAGATCTCTGTAAAAACATAATCATAGACATTACAATTAGATAAGTCTATTACTATTTTATTATTAATAGACTTATCCAAACATTCTAATATCACATGTGATAACTCACAATAATCAGAGTTGTTATTTAAAAACTTACCAAGATTAATTATTTTAGTCATGTTATACCAAATGAATTAGCAAAAGCATATATATCTGTACTAACTTGTTTTTCAACATCTCTAATAGCATTAGAGATATTTATAACAATAAGCTCTTTATGAGTTATATCATCATATGAGCCATCATCAAATCTAACCACAGCTTTTTCTTTATCTGTATATATAACTTCTCCAATATTAAGATAAGGATAAGTATGTAGATTATCATTAAGCTTTAAAATTGCAACTGCAACCTTATCATGTTGTTTTATTAGTCTTCCTAGTTTGTCTCTCATAATTAAACACCTCCTTAGTCACATTAAAGTATTTGCACAAAGTATTCATATTAGATGTAAGACTATTACAGCCATTAATCATCTCTGATAGTTGTCTTGATTTAATACCAAGATCAGATGCTATATCATCTCTCTTCTTACCACTCATCTTAACTAACAACTCAAGAGCAATAGCGCCCCTTCTTTGTCTCCAATGAGTAATAATAGACTCAGCTAACACCATATCGTGTAAGGATAAGGTGCCACTCCCATATAACTTCTTTAACTGTTTAAATTGGGTCAATGTTTGTGGGTATATAATTGTATTGTTCATTGTCTTTATATTGTAATAGTTTTACTAATTAATATACAAACTTAAAAGTTTAGACCTATTCTTGATATATAGCAAGTTGTAATAGAGCTTTTATATAATCATCACACTTAATGGTATGTGGATATCTCACACCATGACTATTAACCTCAGATAAAAGATTAAGCAATTCTATTCTTGATAGTGGTGTCCTATTTAAATGAGTAGTAACAGATTGATTAAAACTCGTAATTAGATCCATATTATAAAAGCTAGCAACATGCTCACATATCCTAAAATGGAACTTTCCAATATAAATATCAATAATATTTCTTTTATTAGAAAGACATTTCCCATTTAAACATTTAAACTTTATAAAGACAATGTCATCTTTCATATAGACTTCAAGCTTTCTACTCATAAAGCAAATATCATTGTATTTAATATGGAAATAGATGTGTTTAATCTTTTTTTGTCCAAAGGATTTTGGCTAATAGATTCTTGATTAACTAATAATGCAATAATGTTTATTAGACTAGATCTATCTATAACCTCCTTATAAAATTTAAAGTTATTTATTATACTAATCTTTCCAAGCCAATGATCTGATGTCGGTTCAAACAATATAAATCTATAAGCTATGTTATCAATTATTAGTCTCTCAACAAAATAATATCCATACATACTATGTAAATCTATATTAAAGTGTGGAGGGCATAGAATATACACAGTATATGGTGTTATTGTATAATAGCCTCCTTCAAACATGTCTCTTCTATAAAGTTTATAATCAATCATAAAAACCACATTATCAGATATCAAAGTAATACAACTTGTATAAAAGATCCTACATAAACATATTAAGTATTACCAAATTAATTTGTTCCATAACAGAAGGTTCAATGTTGCCACTTATTCTTTGAATAAACTCTATTGTTTGAGACCTATTAAGGATCTCATAGAGACTAATATTAGGCTTTACATTAGTAAAATCAACGTCAGATATAATCTGATCAAATAAGAACTTATAACTCCTATCACTACAAACAGTTATAGTCTTAACCCCCAAGTTAAACTCTTTTAAATTGTTATTATTAATATGGAGAAAATACAAATAACCTTCTGCACTAAATATTTTTCTCCTAATCATTAGATAGTCAACATTTAGCATGTCTTTTTAGCTATAGCCCTTTTAGTATTATACAAGTTACCTCTGTGAATACCATCAATATACAACTGTTCTAATAGTAATAACGCATCCTTTTTAATATTCTTAGGAGCCACTTCTAATATGCTAAATTTAAAAGATGTATAACCATACTTATTAAAGTCTGCTTGTAGTTCTTTATTACTATGCTTATTAAATATTAAAGATGTTAGATGACTGTTCCACCTAACAAATATGTCAATCGAGCTGCCAATATACTTCTTGTTATTAGTAGTACATTCAATGCAGTAAATACCAACTAAACCTAATCTTCTATTCACAATATAAGTAATCTGATATATGTTTAAGTATTAATATAACAGATTAAATAAATATGTACTAAGAAGAATAAAGAGCCATTTCTAACAAATTAATTATACTTGAACTTTCTGTATAGAACCTAGCACTAATATTATAATCATATATATTGTTTAGTAATTCTATTAATTGAGATCTTTTTAACCTGTTTTCTATAATATCTTTAAATGATCTATATAAAGACATAGTTTTATAAGATAAAGGTTTAGGTAATTCATCTTGAATATACCATCTACTATTTCCAATAGAATCAAATACAAAATGAGTATAAGCTGCATGATGAGAATAAAAGACAGTTGATCTATTGTTGCTATCCTTAATATAAAAGTCTCTATAAGTTGTCTCATCATAAACATATGAAGTCATATAAACTTCTATATTATCCATACAATATTAAATTTAATAATTCAAGTACAATTAATAATCTATCTTTAAACTTTATAGTATTAGTACATACTGTAAAAAAAAGAGTTAATATCTCTAATCAAAGTAACTAAATCATCTCTACTTAATAGTTTATTTGGTATTTGATTATAAGGTATATACATTCTTTGATGGCCTTCAAACACATTATCAATATTGTAAAACCTTAATACATAAAAAGGTACAAATATAGTAGTAAAAGTATTATTTATACCTATATTATTACATATAGTAAAATAATAAACGTTCCAAGCCTCTTCTTGTATTGTGTTTTGATACTTATTAAAATTAAGCCCAATATAAATATGAGATTTAATTCTACTATTAGTACATATAAGCTTGTTAGTCTCCATATATTGCTAAGTCTAATAAATTAAGTATAATAGGCCCCTCTTTACTTTCTAATATCCTGTCATTAAAGTTATATATATCATCACTAGTATTAATAAGATGTATGGTATCTATTATTTGTTGTCTTGTAAGAGGGGGCCTTTTAAAGAATGTCATTACATTAATCTTCTTTCTTATACTTATTATTTCTCTATATTTAACCCCCTTAACCTCATACAAGTTATACATATTTATAATAGATGGACTAATATAAAACTTAGTAGTAATAGTTTGTATAGGATTTAGGTTATAAATATATTGACTAGTAAAGAATAAATCATTAGATAGCTCATCCTCTAGCTTAAAGAATAGATCTCCTTTATTACCATATACAAGTATTCTAGACATAATTATCATTACCTATTTGTATATTAATTATATATAGCTTGCTCTAATAAACTTATTATTATTAATCTTATATTCTCAGTAAATAAACTTGAAGATGAAGATTTTGTAATAAGCCAACTATTATTTATAATTTGATCTCTTTTTAATAAACTACATATTTCAGAAGAAGGACATATAACAAATGACTGACTTAGCTTTAAACCTAAGTTTTGCAAATTATAGTACTTAATAACTGATTCTTCTAAGTATACATTTGTTCCTGCAAATGTATTATAAGCATAATAAAACATACCATAAGTATCTTTTGTAATATCTTCTATTAAAGTTATGTATATACTAGAGACATAATCATTTATAGGTATAGACTTGTATACTCTTATATTTTTACTAGACATTACTACTATATAGACTTAGCAATAGTGCTTAATAACTTACTATCATATTGCCCATTATAATTAGCCTTAAAGTATGACATAACATCTTTGATATTACTTAGTTTATTAGTACTAATAATAGTTCTAATATCACTCTCATCTAATTGTTTTGGTAGTAATGATTGTAGATATTCAATCTCCTCTACAAAGACTTGCAGATTAGTATTAATAGGATCTAGTTCTAATATCTGTACAAGTGTTAACTCATCATATGTAATACTAACTTGTTTGTTATCTTCAGTAGTAATAATTAAAGCCACCTTAGTACCAATATTAGAATCATTAGATCTACTAACAATTTTAATAGCGGCTTCCCTGTTAACTCTGATTCTCTTTTTAATAACGTCATAGAGATCATCATTTGATAGATTAAACACTTCTAGATGTTTATCCTTAGCAACGGCTTTAAGAGCTGTTAATAGATTTGTTTTAAACTCATGCAGATTAGTTGTTAATCTATTTTTTCTACCATCTATAACCTGTTCACCTAAATCTAAAATAGTATTATTCAGGCCCATATTATTCACTCCAAAGATCTAAACATTCAACTTTAATAAAACCTCTTTCATAGCACCTCTTAGAAGGCATTCCATTAGCTTTAGCTTGTCTAACAGATACATGAGGACCACTATCAATATTAGATTCATGCATATAAACATCAACAATATAAAACTTTAATCCTATCAGATTACTATATATTGCATTTTTACAGTTAAAAGTAACAGCAGTCCCAACAGTAAAAGGACTTAGATAATCATTAAGTAAATTATCTAAGTCTCTTTTATACTGTTCTTCTAACTGCCTAAGATGTTTTCTATGATCTCTAATATTGTTTAGTAGTTGATTATATTTACCACTAAACTCATTATAATCCATCTATTTATTAGGCGTATTAATGATAACAGGAGGCTGATTTGTAGATCCACCAACATTAAACACAGCACTATTACCATTCCACTTATCAATGGCAGTCTTTTGTAATAGTGTAGGAGTTAGTGACTTGCTAATAATGTCATTATTCTCAGCAATAGTTCTAGCAGTTTGCAAATCAATTTGAGCCTGCTGTTGTTTCTGTAGTGCTATAGCCTTATTCTCAATAGCTTGTTGTACTTGTTCATCCAATACAAAACCAGTAATAGTAAATGATTGTAGAGATACAACTGATTGGGCCTTCAAGTTCTCATTGATACCCTTTACAATCTCATCCAGCAATAGCAGCTTGATTACTAATAATCTGACTAATAGGATACTTAGCAACTACTTGTTTAACCTCACCTAGTAGGATTGGTTGTAGTGCAAAGCTCTTAATAGTCTCACCATCTTTATCCCTATCACCAGTAAGTATTACTAACCTAGCAGTTTGAGCCGCATGAACACCATTAACATTGTAGTTAGCAGTAGCAGTAATAACTACTTGCTGACCATCTTGTGTTAATGCTTGAAACTTCTCAGGTACTGACTTAGTACTAACATCTAACTGCTTAGTTGATGTTACAAAAGGCACCACAAGATTAAGACCAGGAGTTAGTACTTGTTCTTGTGCCTTACCAAACCTATATACAGTGTGTACTGTACCTTCTTGTACTGGCACAATAGCACCAAATCCTACAACACTAATAAATGCTGCAATTCCACCAGCTAGAATAGTTTGACCAACTGTAATTGACATAATTCTTTTCCTCTTTTATAGATACTTAATTGATAGATAATTGATTAATAAATGTAAGGTATTGTCCAAGATAATACATAACCAAACACCTAAGAATGGTGGTGTTGTTTCTGGATATACCTCACTTAATGCTTTAGCATTAAAGGTGCCAAATACATAATTCTTATAACTAGTTATGTAATTAGCAATGCCTAGATGATCAATAATAACATGTGTAAATGCTATTACAAATAAGGCATTAGAACTGGCTATTAATATAAAAGGTAATGTGTATGTAATACCGTGATAAATGGCCCACCGCACATCACTCCTCTTATTAATAGCCATAGTGTGACTTTGAAGTATATAGTCACCAACTAAATGACATAGTAATTGTTCCATTATATTAATTAAATCTTCAATTGACTTGGTGTAAAGAAACCACCACTACAATAACTAATAGTAGTTCTTAGTCCATCTTTATTCTTAACTTCAAGTGGCACCATATAGAAGTGACCATTACCACAACCTAACAACTGTTTATCTTTAATTGATACAAGCTCTAAGTTGTTATTGTAAGCACTAATCTTAGTCTTTATATCATTGACTTGTTCTGCTGTTAATGAACTTGATAACATAGCAGATAAACCACCAATAGATATAATAATAAAAGCACCAATTAATAAATACAATGTAATAACATTAAAACAAATTAAAAAGTATTGAGACCATTCTCTTTTAAACCTTTTAAACACAATTAATACCTCATATTAACTCTAATAATTAACCTTTAAATACTGTTCTATATACTCTTTATCTTGTGTGAACTCAGGTATATTATCATCTACAACCCACTTAGATCTAACACTATTATTAACAGTGTATGTAGTCTTTACAACACATCTACCTCTCTTCCAAGAAGTAGGTAGATCATTCCAATTCTTACCTTTAGCAAAGGTTAGATCTTGTACTTGTGACAATGATTTACCATTTAACTCCTTCTGTGAATATAATGATTGACCTAATGAGTTAATACTGTTTCTAATAACATCTCTCTGTCTAGCAATAAAGTAGTTATTCACCTCTGCTTCTGGCAAGTTAAAAGCTCTACTATCAAAGTATGCAGACCTTCTATTATCACCGCCCCCATATTAAATTACTATAAGTAGTAAACTCAACAGAGGCAATAGCAGCACTAATACTCTCTATCTTAGACTTGTTATAGTCAAACCAAGCCTCACTTGTTAGCTCTTTATAATCATGTAATAAGATGCTAATCTCATCACTCTGCAAATAAATTACTTGAGCACCTTGTATTGACTCTGCTAACTTAATAGCTGTTAGATTCATTACTTGTATAAAGTTACTATCAAACCTATCTTTAAGGGGTCTACAGTAGCTATGACCACATTTCATATCTAATCTAATAATAACAGGGATATGTCTTGTTAAATAATATTGATGTCTTTTCTCATAAAACGTTTTCATCCTAGTCATAATAGGACAGTGTTTACTCATACTTAATACCTCATATTTAATTACTATTATTACTACTATTCATTGCTTCTATTACATAGATCATTGATTCAAAGAAGGCGGGATATTTAGCCAACTCCTTATCAATAACATCTAAATCATCATTTGTTATTACAGCTTTATTAGCCAACTCATTATATACAACTTGTATAAACATAAACTCTTGTTGAAGCTTATAATACACCTTATATGTAAGCTTACCTATTAATAAGACAGAGTGGTTAGAGGTCTTATTAAACTCTAACCACAACTTACAACATTGTATGTATTGTATGTGCCTACTAGTCATCCACTTCGACATTAGGAAGACTAACAACATCTAATATTAGATCAGCCTTCTTTCTATTATGTTCTTTATCATTGTCAGATAGATCATTATAAGGTGTATTAGCCCTATCTAACTCATCAGGTGTGGCTCCTTGTAATGATAAGACATCATTAGCCCATATATCATGTGATAAAGATGCTAATTCTTCTCTAAGTGCTTCAGCATCTACCCAAGCATCATCAGAATCAACAATTTCTTGTAACTTGTCTTTTAGTTGCTTATTCTCCTCTTCCAAATCAGTAATTTCATGATTCCAACCAAAAGCCCAAGTAGCTATAATAAAGTTCCAGACTACATTCCAAATAGGACCAGTATTAAATATACTGATAATAGCAACAATAAGACTAAGCGCTTTATAGTATTTGTTATAAGCAAAGAAGTCCAACATTGCTAATGTGTATCTACTAGCCTTTCTAAGCAGCCAACTGCTAATTGATTTGATAAGTGTCATGTTATTTAATTTCCTCTAAATAGTTTATTGTTTGTTCTTTTAAATAGGTTATTGCTTGTTCTCTTGTATCAAAGAACTTATCCTTTGATGCTGTATTAATCACATCATTAATAAAGACAGTACCTCTACTATCATTAGGACTAATATAATGTACATACTCCATAAGAGTATAGTCATAATCTTTATCACATTCTTGTTCTAGCATTGTTGCTATATGATCAATATAAACAAGATTTATATATTGATCATATAGCAACAATGCTAGAAGGGGCCTTCATCCTTATTACCTTCTTTTAAGTCTTTATATATTCTATTATCTCTACAGCTAACCTTATCTAAGTTAGCAAGAATGATGTCAGTTATAAGTTGTCTTATATGATCATATCTTAATTCATCATCTGTATACTTATAGTCAGAGCATTCAGATTCTAACTTGTATATAGTATAAGGCACCACCTTTAACTTAGACTTAACAAGAGCTAATACTGAGTCAGATAAGCCTTCATCTTCTAAGTAGTAATCAATATTAATTGTCATATAGTAAAAGTATCTCCATGTGTTACAACACCATCTAGTATTAGTTGTATTACATCTACTGCTTTTTGTATTGACTTATTAGTAGCTTCTATGTCTGGCTCCTCACCTAACACATAATCAATAATAGATTGACCATTATTAGGACTACCAATACCAACTTTAACTCTAGTAAAGTCTTCAGTTTGTAGGCTCTGTATTATTGATTTAACACCATTATGACCACCACTAGAACCACCTTCTCTAACCCTAATAGTACCAATTGGTAAACTAATATCATCATATACAACTAATATGTTAGCTGGTTTAATGTTTAGTTCTGTCATCACTTTTAGAAGGGGCCCACCACTATCATTCATGCCAGTAGCTGGTTTAAACATATACACTAGTTGTTTATAACCAATGTATAACCATCCATCCATATTGTGATTAAACACATTATTAGAAGTCCAAATGCCATGCTTATCAACAAGACTATCAATCACTCTATAACCAATATTATGTTTAGTATTAGAGTATTTAGGCTCTGGATTACCAAGGCCAGCTATTAGTTTTATATTACTTATTGTCATTATTGTTAACCTTATATATTAGTGGATATGGACTGTCTATTGGATAGTCTTTATTATGGGTAAAGCCCCATCTAAAATACCAGTTAAACAAGGCCTCATAACTTAGACTATTACTATAATACTTAGTAAGATTGACAGGAACTAGTACTATGTCTTTACATTGTAGTTGACAGTATTCTATTATCTTAGACAGTAGAGCAGAAGCATAACCTTTACCTCTATAATCATCTTTAATAACAAGGACATCAACTACAATGTAAGGGTCTTTAACCCACAACATAGCATATCCATGTTTAGTGTTAATAGTTATATAAGACATTAGTAATAACTACTATTAATCTTCATCATCATAGTAAAATTCATTCTCATCATCACTATTATCATTGGAAGGCCCTCTATACAAGATCTTATCAATCTCACCTTGATCATATGTATATTCTTCTAAAGGAGTATAAGTAGTACATCTAATCTTACTATTGTTATAGTCTTTAGGAATAGCAACAATATCAGTTGGATCTAGCTCACAAAGTAGTATTGCATCTCTACCATTAACAGCACTACCATAGTGAGGTAGATATTGCCAAGCGCATAAGTGTCAACTCTGTTATCTTAAAGGCTTTTTATCCTTTAATTCTAATCCTTTCGGTTTATAATGATTTAATAAATAATTATTATATTTTCTATCTATTGATAAACATCCAGGGTAATAAATTTCAGATAAGAATTTATTACCACTTACTTTTAAAGTTAACTTATAAGTATTATTTTGTTTACTAATAGAAAAACAATTTCCATAATTATTTAATATGTATTGACCTAATTGATTAATAAAGGTTTCACTTGCGGATATTATACAAGCTTGTCTACTTAAACAGCCATCTCCATCCCAACAACCTCTTATTAAATCAAACATATAAATACTATTTATATTAGGTAAACTAACCGTAAAAGATTTCTTTTGAGTAATTGAATATTTCTCTAAATCTTTAACCATTTGTTTACATCCAATACACAACAAAACATATTTATATTCTATTACTTTAAAACAATAATTATCTACACCTAAATCTAAAAGAAATTTATCTAATATATCTTTATCTTTTATATGTAACTTTATATTTACTGTTTTGCCTTGATGAATATACCCATCACTTAAAATAAGCCCAAGAAAATAAGCTTTATTTGAGGTGTCTATATTTTCAAAGTAATTTTTAGGCCAATTGTATTTAATCATTAAATATTAGTTCAGACTATCTTTTCATCCTATTATACTATAGGATGTCCCTGCCTCGTGGATTTATTATATTCTGATATTTCTATCAGGTTCAAAATCTAGTCGTTGCACCTGACTAATATATTACTATTAGCCTTCAGTTGCTGATTACCATATACCATATTAAGTACTTAGGCTTCCAGTTTATTTCAGGGATTTATTACCTACTAATCACTTAGTAGGAGGCCACACAGTTTAGCCCATATGAACATGTCTTTTCAATGTCATCATCAACTAGTCTTCTTTCTACTTGTACAGGTTTTCCTAATTCATTCTTAAACTTACCAGTGTACAAATCAACAAACACATTAGGATCACTAGTTCTTTTAACAATCTTATACATGATTAGATTGCCCTTCTCATTAATAACAATGTTGTTATGACTAATAAAGTCAAACAAGCAGTTATTAACTCTATAACTAGGATTAAGTTTAAGCTTTTCCCAGAACAATATTAAAGGTTGTACTGATGCTTCATCTTGTTTGAACATAGCAACAAGAGACTTAATTAAAGCTGTAGGTAGTGCCTCTTGTTGGCCCTCTTTATTAATATAAGTAACAACACCATCTACTATTGATAGGCCTTGATTATTGTACTTATTATTAATATTAGTAGCGGGGTCTAACAAGTCTTCTAACCCTTTAACATCTCCCTCTTTAATAAGAGTTAAAGCAGTTTCATATCTACTATCTGATTGATAGATTACAAAGGGCCTACCCTTAACAATTGTATTTAATCTATCACTATGAATGTTATATGGAATGGCCATTATTATTACCTCTAAAGCTGTCTTCTAACATGATATATCTTTCTAAATAGTCAGACTTAATATCTTGTCTAAATAGTGGATATAGATTATATATATCCTTTAATAGATCTTTCAAATTAAAAGATGCTTCTGGAACATCAATAACATTATTAATAATAAGATTATCAATAAATTTACTATGTCTACCCTCATAAAACCTATTAAACTTAATAGCTTCATTTAAGTATTTAGTAATAATATGATTAGGATTGTTAGTTATAAAAGAGGCTAAGATAGAGGGCTTATTAAAAGTTACATTATATACCTCATATGACTTATATATTAGATAGTTAGAATCAATGTCTTTTAAATAACCTCTAAGCATATTATGACCACATGCCCAATGATCTTTAACATAATCAACATGACTTGTTATGTATAAATCACAATTAAAGTAGTCAAATAAACGCCCCCTAAATATAGGATCTTTTGCTACATACTTATAATAAAAGTCCATTGACAGATATGTATAAGACTCATTCAAATCAATGTTTAACTCTCTACCTAAACCCTCCAATCTAGACAATCTATAACACTTCTTAGTAGTGCTAATAGTTCTAGTTCTAGTTGTCTTACTAGTAGGAGGTGCTATTGTAATCACAGAGGATAGAGGTGTTAAATTATAGAAGCTATTATCAATATTATTAACAATAACAACTTTAGTTAGATCTATATTTAACTGTGCTTTTAAAGCCTTAGTTGGCACCTCATATGACAAGTCATTATAATAAAATGTATTATTTTTATTAGAAGAATCAAAGTAAACTGTCTTATTATCTTGTCTTAAATGATTATCCTTTTTATTAGATCTAAACGTAGTAACACTTTTAAGCCAAACGTCTGTATTAGGCAATGTTTTACCCTTCCAAGTAAAAGGCACATTATCTAAGTTATTCTCTAACAAGAACTTAGACACTTGAGTTATAGAGTTAAACTCTAACAAAGAATTAGTAACAAACTCCTTATGATCTTCTACAACTTGATTAATACAACTACATATAAACTGTTTAGTTCTAGTGCTAAGTTGAATTGACTTGTCTGCTGCTTGATCCACAGCACCAATAGGAATATCCAATACTATAGTTTTATTATTAGATATAGTATTAAAGTATTTATTTACTTCTAGGACATTGTTTAACAACATATTAAAGTCATAGAAGTTTAAGTTATTTGGTAGGCCCCCTATAAGACCTAACAATTTACTACTATACCTACCTTTATTATTAACAGCTTTAAATGACTTATAAGCCAGATCAAACTTACAAGGCACAACTAATTCCTTATTAATAGTAATAGGAGTAGTAACATATTCAACCGTCTCTCTAACATACTGTTCAACTAAGGTAAAGTCCTCTTTTTTAATAGGATAACTAATAGTAACACCAGTACCTTCTTGTGTTATCTCTTCTAATAAGAATGAAACAAAGACCTTATTATTATCATTAGATACAACATATTCTCTTCTAACATTAGTATATTCCCCTTCAAACAGTTCACTAGTTATGCTTACAACAGTGAACAAATCAGCATAGGCTAGAGGTGACATTCTGCCAATTCCAATGCCTCCGAGTGAAGTATTATCTGAAGACTTAGTTGAAAGACCCACCTTAGTATAATCATTTAACATAAAGTCTTTAGACATACCATTAGCCCAATCTCTAATAATAAGATTAGAGTTAAAGTAGTTAGGTAAAGTTATGTCAACTGACTTTTCTACATTAAACTTATTATGTTCATCTAAACTGTTAGACAGAGATTCTCTAATGCTTGCTAGAAGGGGGTTCTTATAGATATTATTTCTAAGCAAGCTAATGATTAGACCAGCTTGTTGTTCATCAATTGAGAACACCACTTGATCCATATTAGAAGCAAATGGTTGATTAATTGTTGGAATCATAATTAAGTACAAATAAGGTTAACAGATTACCCCTTAATTAGCACATTAATTACAGACTTAATTAGCTTTAACTTGTTTATTTAATAACTCATTAGACAATCTAAGATCTTCTAATTCAATGCCTTGCCAAGTTACTTCATTGAACAGATAAAACAATCTACAAGCAACATAATTAAAATCTTTTAACTTATTAATAGGCAACCATTCATTCTTAGAAATAGATTCAAAGAAGGTGCCATCTTGTTGACCATTAACGTTTAAAGATGAATCAACAAAGGCATAGAACATATGAACTAATTCATCAGACTGAGTACCAACTAGATAGTCAAACAAATAAATTGGAGTTACACTATAACCACTTTCTTCTAACACCTCTCTAGTAGCAGCTTGTAATGGTGTTTCTCCTTCATCTATTGAGCCAGTAATAGGACAAGGGAATAACTTTTGTTCACTATCCAAATCAGCATTGTGTCTAGGTAGAGGCTGCCATCTAACAAGGACCAACTGTTTAGCCAAGTCAACTAAGAAGACAGCAACAGAGTCTCTACCTTTTCTTCTACTGTAATAAAACTTATTAGGCGTTTCTATTAGTTCCAACCAACCACCAGGGCTAGTATAAACAACTTGTTCTTTAGACATATATTAATACGTTATTATTATTTACTATTATTTTCTATACAAACACTTATCATTTCCACAATACTTCTCTGCAATATCCCTATCTGTTTCACCACACTCTTTACATTTAAAAGCAGTAATAGGAATTAGTAATATGGCCCGTTTAAATGGCCCTTTATTATTCAATTTAACAGGTTGATTATTAACCCTATCAACAACACAACAAGACATATATAATACTCCTTTAATTACTTTATATAACAACTATTATTTAACTACAACCTAACTACAACCTAACCAATAACATTACAATATTCATCTACTGTTCCATTGTTTATTAATTGATAGAGATAAACAGTTTTATCCAACATCTTTCTAATAAAGCGGCCAGCAAAGGCAATTACTTGTTTAATCTTATTAGGAGTGTTATTACTACTATACATATAACCACTATAATCAAATGTCATAGCAACAGTTAAAGCAATAACACCCATAATAAACTTGGCCCAATTCTTAACCTTATTACCCTGCTTATTAATAGATGTTCTAAGGCCCATTAACACACCACCAACCTTATAAAATGATTTAATAGTGAATGTACAAACCTTTCTTTGATGTCTAGTAACTAAAGCATGATCTTCTTCAGTTAGATAGACCAAGTTAGAAGGCCTATTGTCTAGAGTATTCCCTGACAGATGATGAGTAACATGTTCACCAGCAGAGCCATCCATTGGCTTATTAGGACTAACAAAGAGGAAAGCTATTACTTGATGTTCACTGACCAAGTTCTTACTTCTATTAGGAGCAAACAACCAATAACCAAACTCTTCTAACAACTCTTTAATACAAGTATTAGCGGGTCTAGTTAGATCAAACATTTTATACTTATGGTGGCCCTTTTTATTCTTATTAGTAAGATATGAGGGACAACCGTCTAACAAGTCTTTAACTTCACTATATGATGGTTTAGATTTAGTCATTTATAAATACCCTTTATATTTATTGTTTATTGTTTATTAAACTAGTAATTAAAAAGCCCACTACTACTAGGCTGTTAATCCCCCGCCAAACGAAGGAGGCACAAGTAATAATGGACTTTTTAATTCAAACAACAAACACAATAATAATTATTAGTAGACTAACATTGACTCTTGCTTACTTCTACTTATTTCTCCAAGTAGACAGATCAAGGGTGATACTAGTCACTACAGGGCATACACATTAACTAGCTTAACCAGTTAAGCAGCGTTACCTGTTCAAACAAATACAATTGGTGCTTTTTGTTTATGTAATACATCATAACATAAGATTCCAAACATTGCAACTACAAAATATAGGCACCAATAATATTCTAGATTAAGTTATAATATAGACATAAACTAATTAACACAGGAATAACTACAATGACTAAAATAACTAACTACAACTTCTATGATGAGACATCTATTCCTGCTAAGCAATTATATGTAAAGGAGCCACAGTTTTACATTATTGGCCCTGCTGAGTATGACAACTTAAGGTATCTACCAATATCCGTAGGAGTAACTACAAACCCAATTGAGTTAATACAATCCTTACAAAAAAGGGCCACACCCTCTCTTAAATTTTACAATCTAATACAAAGAGAGAATGAGCAAGCTTGCTATAACACTCTATTATCAGTGTTTGACAATATGATTGTTAGAGGAACTGAATGGATAGATGTTGACAGACAAATACTTGCTAATCTAAAGAGAAATAGACTAATCTCATCTAATATAAAGACAAGGATGAGTGACAAATTAGATGAGTTAGGTATTGCATAGTAGTAAGAATTAGAATATAATAAATAAAGAGTTACTATTTTTACTCACATTTTTTTGGCCCCCCTTAAACAAGGGCCATTTTTATTATTTAACAATACTACTATCATCATTTAATTCTTGTCTCAACTCTTCTAAATACTCAATAACCCATTGACTACTACCAGCAACTTGTTTACCATTAAACACATAATAGTGTGTAAAAGGAAGCTTAGAAGATATAAATGTCTGCAACATATGACTAGACATAATCTTATGTCTAATAGCACCTTTAATAGTACTTTTAAACACATCATCTGATAGATTAATAGTCCTGTTTAAAGACCGCCCTAGTTGTTTAGCAGAATAACCGTACAAAGTCTTAAGTCTATCATCTCCACATCCTAAGTAATACCATAGACCCTCTATTGAATAGAAGGTGCCAAGGTCATCAACATGTTGAGGATATTTGTACCAATTAGATAAGAATCTACCTAACTCAGTATTACCTTGTGAATAAACATTAATGTGATCAATGCCATCATTATTAAGATTAAACATTACTACTACCATGCATCTAACAATTTAAGCCAAGGTAAAACCCAAGCAGATGTTATATTAAAAGTAAAATCAATAGTACTACTGTTACTAAACTCATGTCTAATAACTATAGATACATTAGAACCACTTGGACTTGAATACAACATAATTTGATATTTATTATCTAGCATCAAGCATAATGTCTCATCAGGTGAATGCATCCAAGTAATAATACTACTAATATTATCATTACTGATATTAAAGATGACATCAAACCCACCATCAGACACACAAACTTTAAACCCACCATCTATCTTTTGAATAGTAAAACGTAGATTATCACTAACAAGAACACTAATAGACTTCATAGTTACTATATCTATACCTATCTAATAAAAAAAATATAGGCCCTTTTTACAGAGCCTATATAAACCAATTATTAAAACAATAATTGCTAATACAACAGCCAGAGGATGACTCAAGGTTGGTTTAATAACTACCTATAACCTTTAATCTGGATTTAAAATAACTTTAACATTTAATCTTTGATCTTTGATTGTACAGTAAGTTAATACATGTACTTGTTTGATCTTTGAACTTATAAACTTTAACCTTTAAACTTATAAACTTTGAGTTTATTGTTTTGCTTTGTTCCAAAATACAAATGCTAATTTAATAGCTGCTTTTAGGTTTTGACCTTTTACAGTCAAAGTATATAATAGGCTTGAGACAGCAAGCCCAACTGTATTAAGATTAAGAGTTACATTGTATTAGCATAGAATTGTCTTTTTAGACAAAAATATGTTATAATATTAAAATAAATTTATTTTAATATTATAACATATGAATACTAAAAATGCAGGAATATATTCTATTACATCTAAAATTAATGGTAAAAGATATATTGGTTCAAGCATTAGAATATCCTATAGATGGAAAGATCATAAAAGAAAATTAAGAAGTAATAAACATCATTCTACTCATTTACAAAATCATTATAATAAATACGGAGAAGATGATTTAGTATTTTCTATTGTTGAAATAATAGAAAAAGATAATCTATCTCTTAAACAATTTAAAGAATTATTATTAGAACGTGAACAAACTTATTTAGACAATTGGCAGGAATGTCAATTTAACAACTCAAAAACTGCTATATCTAGTTTAGGATGTAAAAACAAAGACACTAAATATTATGATTATCATAAAAAAGCGAACGTTTATACAACTTGGTATTTAATAGATGGTCATCGTAAATATTTTAGTTCTTATCTATTAGAACAAGATGCAATAAATCAAGTTAAATATATTAAAACATTAACAGAAAAACAAATAGTTGATTATTACAAAACATGTAAAAACTTTAGATATAAAAATTCTAAGTTTTATAGTTACATCAAAAAACTTAATTTATATAAAACTTATTATATTGTAAATAATAAAGTTCAACATTTTAGTTGTCATTTTATAGAACAAGATGCAATAGATCAAATTAAATATATTAAAACATTAAGCGAATATGAATTACTTATATATCTTAAAGAATGTAGAAACAGACCTTATAATTATAGAAAAGATATAAAAAAAGATAGAAAAAAGAGAGGTGTAAAGGGTTTTTATTATAATAAAAAAGCTAAGATTTGGTTTATCCAATTTAAAATTAATAACAAATCAAGAAATTTTGGTTGCTATAAAACAGAAGAAGAAGCTATGAAAAAAGCTAATGAAATCAAATTAGAATTTGGATTATTGTAATCCAAATTCTAAATTATAACATAGTATTACACTATGGTCCCTCTGCAAGGGAGTAAAATAGGCTGCCAAACAAAGCATTACCTACTCCTAAACTAAACAAGCACCCCGCTAAAATAGGATTTATAAATAAAAATACTGTAGAAACAATCATACTAATTACACCACATATAAATTGAAACTTAAACAATTTAGTCATATTATTCATTATCAGGAATAGTAATAGTATTAGTAGCATTAGCTTCTGACAGACTAATATCCACCTCATCTTCAAACTGAGTAATAAAGTCATCTAACTTATTAATCTCAGCAGTAAAGTCAAAAGGTTCATAGATCTTAGGATAGTTAGTAGCCGCATAACCAGCAGTAATCTTAGCTACAAAGGTTTCATCAGGCTCCTTTCCTTTCTCTTGCTTTTCAAGCTCTTTAGCTTTAATAACAAAGGCTTCCAACTTTCTATTATATTCAACTAGTTCTCTCTCCAATCTAGTTCTAGCAGCTTGTTGCTCCCTTCTTAGAAAGTTTAAAAGCTCCTTTTGAATGTGGATTGTCTTCTTCTTTTCAATTGCTTCTGCCACTGTAAATGTATTACCAGCAATGGTAATAGTATTACTAGCATTAGATAGAATTACAAGACTTTTAATCTTGTCCCTTCTATTAATCAATGTTGTTACAGATTGATATTGAGCCTTAGCATCCTCTCTAAACTTATCAATCTCCTTTTTTCTATTTGTAGATTCTAAATTAGAAGGGGCCACAACAAGATAGCCTTGAAAGCTAGAATTAGTAGTATTAAGCTTACTAATCCTATCAGTTAAAGTATCAATCTCTTTAAGCGCTCTAGTAATTGTTAGTGTTACAGTCATATTGTTTAACCTTTGAATGTTGATTTAAATTATATTTACTCAATAGAGTAAGTGCCTGAGAAAGGATTTGAACCTTCACATCTTTTACAAGATAACACATCCTAAGTGTGTTGTGTCTGCCTTTCCACCACTCAGGCAAAAATATACTTGTTAGTATTACTAACAAGTATTTAGAGAAAACTTTTTATCCATATCCACATGTAATATAACTTACATCATATTACTTGTCAACTAACTATTACTTCTTAGCTACTTCAGTAACATTAGTAATAACTTGTTGTGGGTTAGCAGCTATATAAATTCCTTTAATATAGTAAATAATTACAAGATGATTGTGTTATCAGTTAAACGTTGATTACATTATTATTTGCTGAATCATCTTTATTTATCTATTATATCAGACTACTTTATAGCACTGCTAACAGCATCATATCTACTAGAATAAACAGCCTCTCTCATCACATCAACAGCAGTTATAACCTTACTATTAAGTACAGCCTTCATAGTAGAAGGAGAGCAACCACTAACAAGAGCAACGCCTCTATCATCAATGGTCATAGGAACATTAGAGGCGCTACAAACATTCCAGAAGATAATATTAGGCATAGTATAACCCGCCTTATCATATAACTTCTGCATCTGTTCTAAGTTAGTTCTCTTATTACTAATACAACATCTATCAAACTGCATATCACTTACAATAATCAAAGAACTAGGCATTTGATCTTGGGGCACCTTACCTTTAACACCAGCATCTAATATGGCTTTAATAGCCTTCATTAGATTTGTGTTCTCCATCCTTTGAGTACTTCTAACAACTGTTTGTAGTTTAGTGTATATGTCACCACTACTAGGTAAAGATACAAGTCTTGGATTACCATCAAAGACAATAAACTTATCTTTCCAGTAATCACTTGTATTCCTTTCAGCAATATATACTGCTAATGATACAGACACATCAATAGGTTTAATGTTTGATGTCTTTCTTTTACCAGTACCATCAGTATAGCTATAAGGACTATACATTGATCCTGACACATCAGCTAATACTAAACCATTAAAGTCAGCCCCTTCCATGTAATTAGGTAGAGCCTGCCATTGAGCACTTAGACCTTGTCTCTCAGTATTAGATATCTTCTTCAACCCAGTATAACTATTAGTAACAGCATTACTAATGTCATAAGGATATAAGGTGCTAGCATTAATCTTCTTCTCACCTCTACTAACAGCTTCTATGTACTGTTTATATCTATCTTCATCATGCTTTTGAAAGGCCTTTCTATACATCAACATAGCCTTAGATGGCACATGCTCATAGTTAATATTAGACCAATCACCACTACACATTGCATGTTCTACAATGTTGATTCTTGTTCTCAATCTAACTAGTAACTGTCTATAGTCTTTCTCACTTAGACCTAAATCCTTAGCAACCTTTCTACCTAGCTCCTTAGTTCTTTTACTAGAAGCATTAATAGATGGTAGCCATTTACCCAACAGAGATACTGAGTTATCACTATTTAGAGCTAATACATCCTTATCTAATTGAGCCTTAAACAAGTCAATAACAAGGGGCCACAAGTATGTGTCATGTAGTACTAATATATCATCCCATCTACCATAGAATGGAATCAAGTGTACTAATTTCCTAGCAAGAGGACTAAGACTAATAGCTAACTCTCTAAACACATGTCTAAATACAGATCTTTCACCTTGACCACCATTACCACTACTATTACTTCTAACATCTCTGCCATAGAATAGTATTCTTAAAGCTGTCTCTTCATCCTCATTGAGAGCCATATTAAACAGATGAGTAATACCACTTAAATCATCTCTAGAGGAGCCAACCTTACCAAAGAAGTCAACACAACTATTAAGAGTACTTGTATATGCCTTAGCACCATTCCAAGTAGTAGTTGTGTTTAATCCTCTATTCAAACTACTAATAAAATCTGTCATATGTTTGTACAAGTTAATTTGTTTTCTTTTACCTTAGAAAATTGTATTAATTGCTGAATTAACTTTTAACAATTAATGTGTTATACAAGATAGTTACTTATTTTGTCTAAATGCCAAAGGTTAGTTAATAATTTGCTGAACTATCTTAGATTATTTAATTACAAGATGACTTTGTTTTCTTAAGACAATTAATGGTAAGAAATATAATAGTTGCTGAGTCATCTTATTAGAGATTTACAAGATACGTCTTTTGCCATTGGCAAGCATTACTAGTGCTTATTTATATTATTGCTGAAGTATCTTAGATTATTTAATTACAAGATAGTATATTTAACTTATTTTAGCCTGGAGCCAAAGGTTAATTAATTGCTGAACTATCTTTGTTTATTGCAAGATGATTACTGTTTCTTAGTTTTACCTTTGCAAGAAATATAATAATTGCTGAATCATCTTATGTTTAATATCTACTATTACAAGTTAATTTAACCACCAACTGGCTAGCAAGCTGCTATTCAGGAATTGAACCTAATATAAAATTATTGCTGAATTAACTTTATCTAATAGTATATACTAACTATGTAGTTTCATCCTTACCATGCTTCTTCATAAACTTATTGTTCTTAATTTTAATAAACTTATAACCATTACTAAGAACAACGCCTTCATTTAATGTTTTACCATCAAGAATAGAATATTCATGTTGTGCTAATTGATTTACCAACTCCATAAGATCTAATGAGAAGAGCCCTCTATATAACTCAGGTACAAAGTACAAGTTAGTACTTCTTCTAAGTACATTCAAATCAATATAAACACCATCAACATAGATAGCATATATATAAACAACTGGCTTATCTAAATCATAGTTAAAACCTTTAATATATGGGATAACTTCACCAATGATTTGCACAACAGAGCCACTAACATTCTTACCACATAGATTAGACAATAGAGATTTAAATGTGCTATAAGAGTTATCCCAATCAATACATCCAATAGTATTAACCCAAGCCCTCTTATAAGCATTATCAACGCCTTGTTTAAACACTAAGCCTTGATCCCATAAACCTTTACTACTGATGTACTCCTGACCATCTATCCAAATAATGTTTATTTGACTACCATGTAACTTACTAGTAATAGTTACATCTTGGCCCTCTTTAAATCTATCTAGATATACAGATGGATATTTACAATCATGTTTGATGTCATGCTTTAACTCTTTATCAAATACTTCAACGGTGTCTTTTAACTCATTAGGAATATCAGGCACATACTTAGTAATGCCTAACACATCACTAATATCAACACCAACTTCAAACTCACTAATGTCATACCCCATTTTATTGAGTACTTCATTAGGAATAACAATGCCTTCTGACTCTTGCTCTCTAAGTACTACAAAGCCAACCCTATCTTTATTTGGCCCTCTAAGATACTTGTTCCATTCCTCTAACATAATAGAGTGAGTTAATACACTGTTCTTAGGAACAGCTACACCCTTATCACCATTCTTATATGTTCCTTTAGCAACAACATATTGATGATCACCAATGCTTACTAGTTCTAACAGATCAGCATTAGGATGTGGATATACATTTACACGTTCAACGCTTACTTTAAATGACATATTAGTTACTATTTACTATTGTTTAACTTATTCAACAAATCAATATTACCTCTACAGGCTCTACGTCTATTATTATGACAATCCCATCTAACAGATACATCATGTTGATATTGTAAGGGTCTACTACTTAACTCATATGTAAGATCAGTATATAAACCCCATACAACAGCACAATCACTACAAGGCACCTCTAGCGGTTCTAATACATCATCAGATAAGATAAAGTCAAAGTCATAACTATCACTAGAAGTCATAATGTATTACCAACTACTATCACTAGATGATGAAGACGATGACCAGTCACTACTAGAAGATGAGGACCAACTACTATCACTGCTAGAAGAGGATGAATAACCACTACTATATCCTCTATTAGAAGAAGATGAGTAGCTGGGTCTTTTATCCTCATTAGTATATGTAATAATAGCAGCATTAAATGAATTGTAATCCTCATTATCAAGGTGCCTTGTTAGAGTCTGCTTTCTACTACTACTATAGGATGACAGCTTAGCTTTAGCCTCTTTGTACTTCTTAGCATCAACTACAAACTGTTTAACATTGGATTTAAGACCTTCTAATGTCTTAGCAGTCTCATAGAATCTATTATCAAGAGGCAATTGTGAGATAGTATTGGTTAAATTATCCCTCTGATTTGTAAGCTTTGTAGATAGATTAGTAATGCTTAGATCCTTAATAAGTTGATCTCTAAGTTCTTTAGTATTGTTATAGTCCTTATCTTGTTGTTTATAAGAAGTTACAAACAGTTCTAACTCTTGTTTAATCTTATTAAGAGCATCAATGTCATAGTTATAATCTGTCAAATTACTAGCTTGGCCAGCTAATGAGGAGACATAAGTATTATCATCAAAGGAGATAGGATCTGTATAGTATGTATTGTTATTAGTAACAACATATTTATACAAGTCTTTAATAGCTTGTTTAGTTTTAACAAACAAGCTAATCTTTTCATCTTCTAATGTAATAGTACTATAGAATCTACTATAAACATCCCTTCTAACCTCATATGATTGAGCATCAACAACCTCTTGATATAGTCTATGAACAGGAGAGACAGACACATATCTAATACTATTCTCTGGGGCATACAGTTTAGTAGCACCATCTAACAGTTCTTTATATTGTTCAGCCTCATGTTTAAGTTTATTTTGTCTATTAATCTCAGCAATAGGATCAGTGCCACTAACAACACTAATATGCTCAAGGAAATTACTAATATAGGATATAGTAGCATCTATATCTCTATTAATGTTATCAATAGTAACTACAAAAGAATCCCATGAGGGCTTATTAAACAAAGCCTCCTTAAAAGAGGGCAGTTTAATAGTTAGATACAACTCACTAATATTATTAATCGATACTAACAATCTATCACATATAGCCTTAGTCTCACCTGTATAACCATTCAAGTATGTTGATTGTTCAACCAACTTACTATAGTTAGTGTTGATTGATTCAACTAGATCTTCATACTTGTTATATAGATCTTGTTTATCCTTAAAGTAGTATATAACAGTCTTGTATGATGTGTATATAACAGCTAACATAACTATTATAAACACAATAATAAATAAGCTATTAAAGAAGAAGCTAACACTATTATTAAATGCAATCTTACCTTCAATCTTAGTTCTAATACCCTCAGCAACTACTGGAATAAAACCTTGTGGATTCTGTGGTAAAAACCTCTTAATATTAGGTCTAACAATGTCACTATCAATCTCTTCTTTAGTGATATATGATCTAAAATCAGCACCAACATTAGCACTAAATGAGCCCTTACTAGAATCAGTTACAAGCCTATTATAGACAAGAGTTACATAGCTATTACCACTAACATTGCCAGTGCTAATAAACCTATCATTAATAGTAACTGCCCTCTCATTACTAATGCTGTTTAATGAGTAGAATTGAATGTTTAAACTCTTACTCTTATCACTAACAGTAGTTAGCTCTTGTTGCAACTTAATATTATCAAAGCCCAACACAGGATCACTCTGAACAACAGCAGGGGCTGCTAATGCAGACTGACCAAACAACAATAGTGATGATACTGTAGTAATACCAACCAAACTTAACTTTCTAATCATACTTAATTAACTCCTTATATTAATCCACATCATTTCTATTAATAAGCCAATACCCTAAATCATCTAATGTAAAAGACTCAGTAAATATTTTATACTTTAAGTCAGTAAAATGACTAATAAGATCTTTTAACTCCCACCATTTATCATTCCAATAAATCTTTGAATTGATGTCTCCATTACTAATAGTTCTAAATATAAGGCGGTCTCTACCACCACTATGATCATGCACATGATAATAAATCCATTCTTCCATATTAACTCCTTCAATTTAAATACTAATAACAGTTGCTACTGCCATCAACTTACCATTCTCTGTTAGATACAAGTTATCACTAACATTAATAGATAAGCCCTCAACAAATAACACCTTAAGATGGGCCTTATCTAAACCACCATCAAACACTAATTCAACACTAAAACATTGAATAATAGGATTATTCAAGCTCATTAGACATAAATAAGGATAGTCTAATGGAGGTGCTCTTCTTTTAACACCCTCAATCCAACATATACTTACAATCATATTAAATGCCCTTATTCATATCATAGTAGTAACAATCATTGTCATCTGCAACCCACCTATCAGATACTGTCTCCACATTTAATAACTCAGTATCAACTTTAAATATGGACAAATCATCTGGCAACTTATTAGTAATCCAATTACTATCATGCCATAATAATCTGTTATTAGGCATTAAGTTTTACATTTATGTTATACTATATTTATATAAATAACAATAACATATATGAATAATAATAGCGGTATATATTCTATTACAAGTAAAACAAATGGTAATAGATATATAGGATCTTCTATATCAATAAATAAAAGATGGAATCAACATAAATTCAATCTAAGACTCAACAAACATCATTCTTCATACTTACAAAATCATTTTAATAAATATGGTGAAGATGATTTGATATTTGATATCCTTGAAATAATTGAAAAACATGATTTATCTACAAAAGAATTTAGAGTCGTTTTATTAGAAAAAGAGCAGCAATACTTAAATGACTGGAAAAATTGCCAGTTTAATGTAAATAAAAAAGCAGACTCTTCTTTAGGTTCAAAACATATAGATGCCAATTATTATACATTTTGTCCTAATAGACAAAAATATAGAGTTTTTTATAAAGTAAAAACAAAAAATCTAATGTTTGGATGTTTTGATACGGAACAAGATGCAAAAAATCAAGTTGATTATATTAAAACATTAACTGAAGATGAGTTAATAGAGCTACACAAATTAAATTATAAAGGTAAAACATCAGCAGGAGTTAGAAGTAAAAACGGATGTAAAGGATATAGAAAAAAACTTAATAGTTGGGCTGTTGAATTTACAATACATTCTAAACGTATCTACTTAGGATCATATAAAACAGAAGAAGAAGCAAAAGAAAAAGCTGAATATTTTAAAACCTTAAAGCCTGAAGAACTGATAAATTTATATGAATTAAACTATAAAAATAAAAGTTTAATAGGAAAAAGAATGAGCAGATGTAAAGGATATAGTAAAAATAAAAATACTTGGAAGGTTAGATTTATAATAAAAGGAAAAGAAAAATACTTTGGTAGTTATAAAACAGAAGAAGAAGCTAAGCAAAAAGCAGAAGAAGTTAAAAAAGAATTAGGAGGTTTATTAAGATTTTAGTATATACAAGATTAAATAATCTTGTATATACTTTTATTTAACTAATTATTTTCTTTTATCAAATAAAAGAAATTATCATTATCTTCAGATACCCATCTATCAGTAACATTTTCTACACTTAACAACTCCTCATCTACTTTCCAATTACTAAAATCACTAATATCTTTATTTGTTATCCAATTACTATCTCTCCAAATCAAACGATTATTAGGCATAAGATAAATTCTTCCATCATCTCCTTTTAATAAATGACCGCATTTATAATCTGCTGCTTCTTCACTGTAAGGATTATTAAACCAATCAATAGTTAAAATATAAGAAGATTCAACAAAAGTTCTATCCTTTAAAATAATTTGACATTTATGATACTTAAGAAAATCATATACTATTACATGAGCATTTTCACTAAACATGTCCCATAGCTGATGATAATGAAAAGGTATATTATTTCCTACAGGTGGTTTAGAATATACTTCATGTATTGGTACTCTACTTCTCATAGCCCCATTATCTGTTACTAGATGAAAAGTAAGAATTTTACCACTTATAGATTGAATGGCAAAGCAAATAACATTGTAGAACTCATCCTTATCTAATTCATTCTTTGTAAAATAGCTCTTTCTAACTAATGCTCTAAAGTGGGGTATATTGTAATTCATATAATAATAAAGAGGTAATGATTATTACCTCTTTATTATATATACTATTTTCTACTTAGTATAGTAACTTGTACTTCATCTACACCATCAAATCCAATTGCTTGTGCTGTCCCCTTTGATAGGTCAATACCTCTATTCTGACTGCTATCATAGTACTCACCTTTAATATGTGGAAAGGGCCCTCTATCATTGACTCTAGCTACTACTGATTTACCCTTATATGTAATCTCTAACATAGTATTAAATGGTAAATCAGGTGATGCTACAGTCAAATGATTCTCATTAAACACCTCACCATTAGCAGTAAGATTGCCATCAAAGCCAGGGCCATACCAACTAGCTAATAATACCTGTTTATTACTAGCAACATATTGATTGGCATCTTCTTGTTTAGTAGATGGTAGTAAGTCTTGAATTGATGGTAGCTTATTAGAAACAACATCAATTACAACTGGAGCTAGAAGACTAATTAGAATGCTTGTTACAATTGTCATTTATACTTGTTGAATTGGTACAGTTGCTATGTTTATACGTTGCTATTAGTAATGGTAATAATACTATTACAATAACAACATAAGGCCATAACAGAGCCAAAGAATATCTCCTTATTACTATGAATAACAATGTAATAAGGAGATACATTAATAATAAATATTGAATCATTCTTATAATAATACAACAGACATTATGTATTATCTAGGCAAATACACCTTCTGCTATCAAGGTACTGCCATTAAATAGATCAAACATAAGATCAGTTGGATTACCATCAAAGGGCTTCTCAAATAGTAAGTAGGCCTCCTCATATGTGTTAGCAAATGACATAACAACGTTGTCATATCTTTTGCTATTCAATAGAACAGTTAGCTTATATTCTTGATCAATATGTAAGTTATTAACAAACAACCTAGTCAGTCTAACAAGATAATCATTAGTAGTAATGTTGTGCTGCTTAAACAAATCTTTAGCCAACTTATAACTGTCAACGTTAGACATGGCAAAGCCACTAGCGATAATCTTATTAGTAAGATCAATCTTAGCCAATAATGACCTTGTTAGACACTTAGAACCATCTTGTAATTTATTACAGACTTTCTCTTTATATTGTTGTCTTGGTATAGGATTACCAATGTTAACTGTTACATAATTAGCTCTAATACCACCTACAAAGAGGGCCCCACATTGAGGACATGTTACATCATTATTACTTGTTGTCATGAGTATGTCTCCAACCTAGTAGATCTTGTTTAGCCATAAGACTAGCCACATGTTGTTGGGCTAGATACAACTCATGAATAGACAATAATAACTCTTTAGCTTGATCTAAACTTATATTCTCAATCTGTTGTTTAAAGAGTGATTGTGTGAATCTCTTTTCTAATGGCAATTCCCCTAAAGAAGGGCCACTAGTATATGAATTGATAAGACTATTATCAATTGGTTGCAAATCATCATCATCAGGCTCTAACACGTTGGGCATAATACACCTCTAATTTATTTATAAATTACATCTCATAAATAGGATTAAAGTCCCATTTATATCTCAAGCATCTAATAACATCTCTAGCATCTTCTGGTGCTGTATGACTAACCTTATGAGTAAAGTTAGCCCTTTCTAAACACTGTTGTAGACTAGGTAATCTATCATCTACATTCTCATCAAAGAAGAGGATAGCAGGATCTATACATCTATGAATTAACCACTTATCAAGCACCTCTTTAACACCAGGAACAGCATCAAGAAAGAGCCTATCAAAACCACTAAAGTTCTTACCAGCAGGCATTATCTTTTTAGTACAATGACTACTAAAGAACTTATCTAATTGAAAGGCTAACTCATCTAATGTAATGATATTAGGTATATAGTCTTCTGGTACATATCTACCTTCAATGATGTCAATGATATGCTTATTCATGTTAACAGCATAAGGATCACCATCATAGCTATCATGTCTAATATAACAATGATAATATGGCAGCCCTTTAACATAGTCATTAATAGTAGAATAGTTAATTCTATGAAGATGATTGTCTAAGACAACAGCCACTTCAATGATCTTATGTTTACTGCTATCTAGACCTAGTGTTTCAATGTCAATAGAAGCATATGTGTATTGTGGTTTAGAAGGTCCCACATGTTTAACACCACCATTCATCTTAATCACAATTCATCCTCGGTCAACTCTACTAACTCTTCAATGTCAATGACATGTGTTGTTTGAGTTGTAAGATTGATATAAACACCATGTCCAGACTGATTAGCAACTGGCCCCAAGTATAACAATCTACTATAATCAACCTCATTGTATTGAGTCTGACCTAATATAGAAAGACCTCCCTCTTGTGTTAGATATGTCCTTCTAAACATAGAGTTATCACTAAATCTAACTAGTGATAAGGGTCTTGGTTCTACATATCCACTAATAGCTCTTTCAATAGCAACTTGTAACTCCTCATCACTTGGGGGAGTCCAAGACTTACCCTTTTTACTCATTATTAATATCCTCGCTAGGTACTTCACCAAACATAAGAGATAATAGGAAAGGAGTAATAGATTGACCACTTGCTACACCTTCTTGTGATAACCAACAAGTAGTATATTCATTATATATGTACTCACCACCTTTCCAACCTACAAAAGAGCTACTCATTGCAGCAGAGCAATCCTCTAACATTTGTTTAACTGTAACACCTACAGTCGATTCAAAGGCTAAATTATTATAATAACCTCTATAAGAATGAGGATTATTAAAGCCAATAGGCGGCACCTCATTCTCATCTCTAGTCTTTAGAAAACTAATAATATCTTTTAACATACTTAGTACAAACCAATTGCTGTAATCATAGCTTTTACAACTGGATACAAGTCAACCAATGACATATCCATCTCATTTAATCCTAGAATTGAGTCAACAAACTCCTCACTATCTTCTTCTGTGCCAAACAAGTTATTAATAGCAGTTTGCCAGTTATTAGTTATAACACTATATTGATCATCATACTTAGAGTCAGTTGGATCAAATGATGGATTTGTATAATCAATAAAAGCCAGCCAAAAGTCCATAAATTGATAGCTAACAGGTGTAACACCATTAACTAGTTCATAAGTTGATAGAAACTGTTTAAGTCTTAACAACTCAGTAAAGTTAGGATCATTAGATTGTAGTTTCATAGTACTAATAGCATTGGATAGAGCATACTTTCTACCTTCTGCTTTACTAAACCTATCACCATGTTGAGGACGACTAAAACCACCAACAACAATGTTAGTATCAATGTCCTTAGATCCTTTAACTGTTAAAAGATTACCTTGTCTATCATATAGTGTAATAGAAGTACTAGTATTAATCTTTTGTTTAACCTTAGATTTATCTAGATCAATACTGTACTCATCTCTTGCCACTGCTCTTAAAACAGTATTAATAACATATGCTTTATTATTCTTAATCTTTGAAAAGTGTTCAACCTCAAAGATAGGCTGTAGTCCAGTCTCAACAATCTCACCTTCAATAAATACTTTACTCATAAATTTAAACTCCTTTTAATATTAATTCTAATTAAATCTAACAAATACTATCCTATAGACTGTTGAACAAGTCCATTAATAATAAGGTCTCCTTTAACCTTCATATTACTAAATGCAGTTTGTTCAACATGTTTAGCATCACCCTCATACTGTTGCTTAACAGCACCATCTTCTGTTGCCTGTTGAAGAAGTAAAACAGAAGAGCCATTTGACATCACAACATAATCTCCATTATCAGTAAGACTAATAGTGATGTACTCCTCTAAACTTTTATGAATAGCAATACTGGTTGCCTTATCAATTACAACGGTTTTAGTATAATTAGCCATACTATTTAAACTCCTTTTAATTTACCTATAACAATATCTAACAAATCAGTAATAACATCCTTATTAGCATCAATCAAGCCTTTATCATTAGTACTATCAACCACACTAATAATACTAGTAATTAAGCTAGTGTCTTCTTGGCTCAATCTATTACGTCTAACAAGTTTTTCTTTCCAGTAAACATTACTAGGTCTATATAGATCTTTACAATTAATCCTATATAACATGTAGCCCTCCTTATAACTACTAATTAGATCATCATAGAAGTTAGTAAAGAGGGCCCAGTCATCACACAATAAACCTCTACATTTAATACTGTTATGTATCTTATATAGGGGATGACCAGACAAACCATGAATAGTATTAATCTTCTTCATTATAAGGAGGCACTAAACTACTAACATACATCTAATGAGTAGGATTATCTAACAAGTCTTTATCTTTTTGTATTAATAGATCCAATAAATACAATAGGCCAGATCAGAATAATAAGAAAATAACTAAGAAAGAATATAAGATTGCTACCATTAGATATGTCTGAAACAATCACCTTATTATTTTCAATCTCATTTTCTATTGCAATACTAATTTGATCCTTAAAAGTATATACAAATAACAGTCCAAAACTAAAATACAACTCAATATAATTCATTATTTAATACCCTTAATACTATCTAATACAACTTGTCTAACAAACCTCTTAGGCAATCTAACATTAGATATACCTTCTAATAATACAATCTTAAACAATGGTGCCATTTGTTCCACTGTAAAGCCTGCCAGTCCACAACCTATTTCTGTTACTAAGAACTCTAAATGTTTATTATCCTTAGCAAATTGTATGAATCTATTAACACTATCTCTAACAACTTCAATGTCAACAGATGGTCTGTATGACTTATTTAAATCAGTAGTTATAATGCCATATGTTTGACCCTTATAAGGACTACTAGTATCACCATAGACAGCGCCCCATTTAAGAGCTAACTTAGCAGCACCAGCACCATGAGTTGCTGTCAAATTAGCACCGTATATGAAGACTTGATTAGATTCTAACTCAGTAACAACATCAGGACAATAGTTATACTTAGGAGGGTATAAACTGTATCTAAACTGCCATAAATCCTTACTAATATGCTCTTTTAAGTAGGCCTTAGCAAAGTCTATATCCCAACCTTCAACGTCACACCATCTTTGTAATAGCATTGGGTTATCAACATAGTAAGAAGGCAGTTTATAACCAACCTTATCATAAATATCATCATTGACGGCAAATACTATAATACTATCAACAATGTCACCATTCTTATTAGTTCTATTGAATCTAATAAGTTGGCCATGTTTAAGACCTTGTATAAGACTTATCTCATTGGGATAATATCTAGTACTAGCAGTCCTAATACCATGCCTAATAGCATCTATTGTGTACATAGACCTATTAGACATGTAGAAGGACATATTAAACATTGGTATGTTCATGAATTAATAATCTTATTAATTAGCTCTCTAAACTTTGATTTAATACTGTTAGAACTAGATGAATTATCACTAGAAGGTACCTCTTCTCCCTTCTTAGTAATCTTATCATTTTTAATACTATAACCCTTCATACTATTGCCAGGTAATGTAGTAACAACCTCATTACCATCAGCATCTTTTGTTGTTATTCTAATAGACATTTGTATTATATCCTTTATTATTCCCACCTAACGTATCTCTAACTCAGCTAACTTTAAAGCACTAATAACACTCTTAAATACATCTTCAAAGGCTAGATTAAACACTGGAATGTCATAATCTTTAGCAATTCTAAGAGCTTGACTAGTCCCACCAACCTCTTTACCATCTGGTGTCCAACATAGTATAAAGTCAACAGGACTATTCAAGTCTAAACCCAACACACAATAAGCATTTCTAGCCATTAACTTCTTACCAAAGTCATTGAGACTATAAGGATTAGGATGATATTTATAAACTGTTTGCAAGGCTTCATTCCAGTTAGGTAGAATAGTACAATCAATTAAGTCTTGTCTATTACTAGTTCTTTGTTGATGTATGTGTGCTGGCATAAACACTTTATAGTATTGAGTACCAGCCATAAAAGCAGTGTCAGCACCCTCAGCACCACCAGTATATAAAACAAACCATTGATGTTCTAACCTCTTTGCTATTCTCCTCATATAAGTCAACATATAAGGAGGAGTTGATCTAGATCCAATACCACAATATGTTATATGTTTACCACTAACTTCATTGCTATGTATTAGATCTAGTAACAACAAGTTAAAAGGCGTTTTATCAATGATATTAACTAGAAAAGGTGAATCAGTCATTATAATTTACTTGATTGGTCCAATAAACAATACAGTCTTATCATCAACAACATTACATAGTTTGGGCCATTGTAGTACTTGTTTATACTTAGTAGTTAAATGCAAACAAATACTATTAATAGGCCATGTTGAATGTATTAAACCTACCACATTTAACACTATAAACAATGTAGTATTTGGCCATCTAATAACCACTTCATTAATACATTGTTCTATATGTTCTAATACTGGATCTCTAATAAAAGTACTAGTCATATGCTGTCCAATTCTTAATAATATATTGTAAACAGGCCTCTATATTAGAGTCATTATAGAAGGGATCATACTCAGTATCAACAATAATATCAGCTAGATGATTATTATAACTAGATAGCATATTAAATAGATGTTGGCCCTGTCTAATATCAGATGGTCTTTCTAATAAAGACTTAATAAAAGAGATAAAGGACTCACTTGTTTGCATGACTTAACACTGCTATTTTTAAACTCTTATAACTATTACTAGGTAAACTAAAAGCTCTACAAAGTTTTGAACATAGAGTTAGTTTGTCATCATTGAAAGCACTAATAAACTCAACTCTTTTACTATCTGGATGCTCTGTAATCCAATCAATCGCTTTATTACATAGTGAGTTAACATTAGTAGTTGGATACATGCTATTAAACATGAATCTAGTACCCTTATCACTATTATATTTAGGACTAAACTTAGCCCTATATGCCCCCACCGCATGTACTAGCTTAGATGGATTCTCATTAGTAACAATAATTACTCTTGCAGTCTCTGTTAAACCATAATAATTATATATGCTAGAAGAATAATCATATATGCGTTGACATTGACCAATATAAAGAACAGTGTTTTTACTGTCTAAGAAGATTAGAAGGCCCTCCTTACTAGCAAGATCAGAGCGTCTCAATACAATGTGCCAAGGATTATTAGCTAATATCTTAATATCATAGATGTTATTAGCATCATGATGCTGACATAGAAACTTAATAAAATCAAATGATGTCTTTTTAATTCTCTTTGTTGGATCAGATAAACGTGTCATATTACTCACTACAAATTGTTTATATCTACAATAAATAAAGTAGGTGGCTGTATATTAACCACCTACTTTATTTATTATTGTTATTTTTACTTCAGCTACTATTTAAACCCAGGTAAGATATACTTTTGGTCCATTAAACTCTTTAATAGTAACAACCTCTTTTAAACTCTTTAATACTAGTTCTAATAGAGGATAAGACTTTCTAATAGTATACTTAGCAGTAACACTATTATTAATAAGATCAAGTTCAATTTTAATAAGATTTAATTGACCCTCATGTGTAGCTAATTTACTACCTAAAAAGCCTAATATATTACTATTATTAGTAAGAGTATACTTAGTACTAAAAGTCTTTATCTCTTGTGTTGATTGACCTTCTAGTAACTCCTTATTAACCTGTTCAATTGCAGCTTTAATTGTACCATCCTCTACATTACTAACGAGTAACTGTCCTTGTGAGTTAATAGTACTATTATTAGCCCCTACCTTCAACAAATCAATAATCTTATTAGCAACTTGAAGTCTACCACCAATATTAAAAGCGTATGTATTTGTCATGTGTTCCGTATTTATTAATTAACTTAAATTATATTACTACATATAAGAGCTGTCTAACAAGTAATAATGTGTAGAGACAACCCAATAATCTAATTATTGTTGTCACTACTAGATTGTTGTGTCTTATCATCATCCTTACAGAAGTCTAAATACTCTTCAACTGCAATAACAAAGTTCTGTTTAAGCTCATCTAAAGTCTTACAGAAGTCTAAATACTCTTCAACTACAATAACAAAGTTCTGTTTAAGCTCATCTAAAGTCTTACCTTCAAATGTAATAACATCAGTAATATCAGCTAATCTACCATGATACTTATTAGCTTCATCATCCCATCCAAAAGTACCAGTATATTCTTTATATAACAAGGTACTACCTAACATATTAATAGCTTTAACAATCTTATTAGGATTAACATTTAAATCCCCATCAATATCACCTACTGGCACCACCTTAGTAAAGTCAGTATAGATACCACCAACGTCAACATTAGAAGGGGCCAATTCAAATAGACCATCATTATTATTAAAGGCATCAATATTAGTAGTCTCATCAATACTATTTGATTCTTGTCTTAACTCCTCCAAAGTCTCTGGAGTTGTAGTAACAAAACCACTAATATAAGGTGTTGTTGGATCAATACTATCTTTACCCATACCTTCAATAGCAAGTATATGAGCAATAGGATTAATAATACCTTGTTGTTGGGCCTCTTTTATCTTAACATCAAAGTCTTCAACAACTTTATAGGAGCCAAGTAACACATTAGATATAGTACTAATACCAATATCAGATATAAATTTATAGTACTTCTCACGATTTTTAATAATATCTAGAGAGTTAATCTTTGCATTAAACTCATTTAATTGTCTAACATAAGTGTTTAAATCTCTATCTACTATACCTGTATATACAAGTACTAACTCATCTGGATAAAAGGCTCCATCATCAAATTTACTAGTTGAAATAATAGTCTCTCTAAACTTACCAAACATCTTAATGGTTATACCAGTTATACTAATAAGACGTACTAGTAAAAACTCCAATTCATCTGTTTTATCAGTTAGAGTCAAAGCTGTTTTAATGTCAAAAATATAATACTTCATTTGTTTTCTTCTCTCAAAATATGTGCAATTGGATTGATAATTTGTTGCTCTTTAACAACTCTAAGTTTATCATCAAAGTCTTCAACAACCCTGTATGAACCTAATAAAAGATCAACAATAGTATGAACTCCAACATCATAGAACTCTTTATAACCATCACTATCTTTAATAAGACCAGATGCAATTCTAATAAACCTATCCCGTTTATTAACATACTTTTGTAGTCTCTCTTCTATTGCTTCTTTGGCTACAAGGACCAACTCTTCATGATAGAAGGCACATTTATTATTACCTCCACAGTTAAGAATAGAAGCAGACAAAACAAGAACTTGTAAGATAATATCTTCATAGCCCTCTTCTTTATGAGCCAAAGATAAGGCCCCTTTACCATCAAACACATAATACTTCATTTGTTCTAATTCTCACTAATTTGTTCAATCTTAATATAATCATAGCCGTATATATCTTCTAAATATGACATCTTATTGTTATAGTCTTCAGTGTTTATATCAACTATGAATCTAGGATGCCAATCAACACCTTTACTATTATCATCATAGACATAAATGATATGACTAGGTTCTAATTTACAAGCTATATCATATAGCTCTTGTACATCATCATTTGTATCACACTGTTTAGTGTTGTTAGTACCATCAAACATGTATAAATCTTCTATGTTATTATCTTTAAATAAGATGGCACCTTGAGGACACTCTTTACTACCAACAGACATAAACATACTAGTACTAAGACTGTAAGACAGAGATATAAACACATTATCCTTAACTGGTATTTTTGCATTCATAATACCTTTGCCTAACAACTTATACTTTACATTAGTAATATCAATCATTAATTATTAACCAACAACAATTATCTGTATATAATAGAGATATAAATACAATAAAACACAACAAACATGTATAACAACTTACCAGACTTATCCTCTATTACTAGCTACAACTTTTATAACACAGATTGGTATATAGCAGCAGATATTGTTAAACAATATAACTTATCTACTAACTACAATACTTACTACTCTAAATACTTCTCTAATGGCCGCTTATATGGCCCTACAACCTCATATGAGTTTAGATTGTCAGGATCATACTTAGAAGAATTTAAGAGGTTGTACGGTGCAAATAACAGTAGTTTAAATAAGAGTAATAATGCTGTCTGGTTAATTGATAGGGAGACAGTATACAAGTTATTAAACAATAATACTATTACTAACAAGGATAAGACTAATAAGAATGTAATAACAGTTGAGTCTAATGCTGTGTCTATTGATTTACATTTAAAGCCAACCAAACAGTTATTAGAAGGCACTGGTATTAAAGTTAGTGAGGTGCACTCACATATTATTAATTTACCTGTTTCTGGCTCAATTAATCCTAACAACATTGGTAATAATAGATACTCAGAAGAAGAGATAAGTGATGCTATTGTTCTTCTAAGTTCTAAGTTAACCAATACACCATATCAACAAGAGAAGATATTAGATGGTGGGTCTATTAGGTTAGACTTGTTTACAGCAACTAGAAGGAATGTATATGCTATAGAGCTAAAGAAGGATGTTATTACTTTGTCTATGATTAAGGAGAAGATAGAGGATAGACATTACCTATCAACGTTGATTAGTGAGTATCCCAACTTACCAATAACATTTATATTCTCATCACCAAAGGGCATAACATTTGAGGGCCTTTTATACTTACAAGAGATATCATCTAGTATTAAAGATCATAGGGTTATATACAAGCCAACATCAAATATAATACTTGATATGATTAATAAAAGGGAGAAAGAACTACCAACTTACTACTACAAACAAATGCTTGATAAACCTATAATTAAATACTTATTACAAGCTGTTTAATAGTTATTAATAACTAACATAAAAGGCCCTTTCTATTGATTTAGTTGGGGCCTTTTATATTATCTAATGTTATAGTCATAATCATCAGAGTGTTCTTCTGTTAGATCAATATATGTATCATCATCATCATCCATATCAATAATAGTAAACGATAAAATATATTCTTTAAAGGCCAGTTTTACCTCTTTATTAGCAAAAGTATACTTCTGATAACACTTTCTACCCTCTCTTATAGAATAAGCTAATAACTCATTATCTAAGAAGTAAATCCTCTCACCACACCAGCTACCACTGTCATGCCATTTATACAGCCAATAACATTTAACTCTAGTATTAGTAGCTTCTGTATTTAAATCTATTTCAATACCAAATACTGACCTCAACATTAATTGTAAGTCATAGACATCTATAACATCTTCATTAGATTCACTCTTGTCTAACCTGTCAATCAACTCACCTAATAACATAGAACCTACTCCATATAATAACTAGTAACTAAACTCATAAAACTCAACTCTAACATTACATTTGAAAGGGGCCATCTCTAATGTTTTATAATTACCATCTTCTAACATGGTATTACTATCACTAGGTAAGGCCCCATCAACATAGCTAACAGTTATGTGTGAGTTCCTCTTATGAGGGATATATTGTGGGACCACACACAACAAAGCTTGTATGTTACTATTATAACAATTAGCAATAACATCAACGGTAAACTCTTTTCCAATTAAATTCTCATAATCCTCTCTACTAACATCAAAGAACAATGTTATATGATGTAAGGATAGATTAGAATATAGCGTTTCTACATGTGTTATTGGATCTAATAAGACGGCCCACAATATACCTCTCATATAGTTACTCCTTTACTAAGCCTTTAACTAATAAAGTAGTATTAAGCATTAATTTCTCTCAAATTGATTTAAAACTAAAGCATTTCTTTTCTCATAAAGGTTGCCCCTTTCATCTCTTCTAATACATAGTCTTAACATATAAGTTTGCACACCAGTATTAGAATCAAAGTTGCTCTTTAATAGACCATTCTTAAGAGGTTTATTATCCTCATTATATGTGACAAAGCACAAGTTAGTAGATTGAATATACCAATTGTTAAAGTGTGGCGTACCCACTAAAAAGAGCAAACATTCTACTTGCTCTTCACCATTATTAATAGCTTCCTCCTCAGTTGTTAGAAGAAGTTTAGCCAGCTCATATTGTTGAAGACTAAGAGTAAATGGAAACTTACCATTTACAACTTCAGACCAAGTTTTATAAAGATAAACGCCTCTTGCATTATTACTAGTACTAACAATTAGCTTTTGCTTATCTAGGTCTTTTTGAGAATATGTAATATAAGACCAATATGGAGCCACATTATTATTACTCAAGAACTCTTCAAACTCCTTAAATGAGTAGCAAGAATAGTGATGATTACTTTCATCCTCTAAGGCCTCTTGATATGTCTGATTAGGACCAACCGTTGTATATACTTGCTCATACATAATAGTAATATTTCTACCATAGTTAATAATAAGATCTCTCTTTGGTAGGTTTGATACACCTTCAAACAACAACTCAGTATTATTTAATACCTTAATTTTTCTAAGATCAGACATGATTACTCTCTAAATAAATGATAAATACACAACAAAAAAGCTATTAAAAGCTTCTATCTAAATCCAAATATGCCGCCTCTTTTAAAGAGACTATAGGGACAACTTTAGACCTAAGTTTAAGTCTAAAAGGACCAATTCTTCTTTTTCTTGTTTTTAATCTAATAGATATCATCGTATAACTAGTTATATGTTTGAATATGACTTGCAGATAATCTTGAGTAGCCCATCTTATTTAATCTTTTAATAAGACTGGAAGAATAAGTAAGAAGACTCTCCCTATCAAAGCGTGAATGACATGTCTCATAATTAGCAGTGTTATATCTTCTTCTGTCATTTACCATATCCTCAAAGCTTATACCAGTCACTTGAGAAGGAATTGGTACAATATCCTTATAAGAATTTTCTCTCATACTTTATACACTATTTAATTGTTATTGCTTGTCTTGTCTGTTTATTTACAATGTAATACTCTTTACTATACTCATCAAAGAACGCCATAAAGTCAGTTAACTCTATGATCTGTCTTTTATAGTTGTCAGTATAACTTTTAATTACATCTTGTTTAGACAACAAATCTTTCCACGTAGGAACAATATAAAATCTACTAATCTTATAACCAGTACATTCACTATATTGCCCCATCTTCTTTCTATATTTAAAGCCAATTCTAGCACTATAAAGAGCCTCATATAATGAGGTGCCAACTAAGAACATCTCCAAATCATTGAAGAATTTAACCTTATATAGTCTCTTCTTACCATCTGGTTCAGGATCTTTTGATAATAATGATCCACTTACAACGCTACTCATAATACATTACCCATACTTCATCATAATAAAAAAACAGCTCAGTTCTAACTTCCTATAATATAAAGTTTAGATAGATCATATACAAATAATATAAGGATTAAAATAGGGTCCATCAAATTAATAATTAAATCAAAGAACATTAATACTCTAACAATAAAAAGTGTTTGTATAGCATATTGGTTTAGGCTATATTAATAAAGTAATCAGATGGCAGTATGCTTAAGAGCTTGTTTAACCACCTGATTACAAAGATTATAAGCAAACTAAACAAGCCCCATATTACTACTGTTAATAACAATATATAGATGGGGCTTGTTTAATTTATTACTACTAATCTAATAACTTAGCTAACTATTTACTAGTTAGAAGTTCAACCCACTGTTGACCACACATTATCTTATGTGCCCGTCTAAGTGATAAAAAAGGGCCATCTATTAGATAGATTTGGCCTCTTATATCTTTCTTTAATATGTAATATCTCTTACTAGTTAAAAATAAAAACATATAAGTTTATATTAGTTATATAGGTATTCTTTTTGTAACTTATTATGAGCTAGTCTATAGTCTAAAGTTCTACGTTTAACATTGAATAATTTACAATATTCTTCTTTCGTATATAAAGTATTATCAACTATAACTCTTACACTTGATCTTCTATTATTAGCCTGTTGTTTAGGAGTGGCCCAAACACAATTCTCTTTATAATAGCCTTTATTACAATCAAGTCTTTCAATGCTTAGTCCTTTATTCCAAGTACTTAACATATCCTCTAAAAAGTTATTGAAAGAAGCCAACCACTCATCACAGACAGTAATACCTCTAGCACCATATAAATCATAGTCTTTATTATTAGTGTTATAACATCTGTTTTTCATGCAGTAATAAGCTTTATATATAGGATGTTTTCTATATCCATGTCTATAACTCATTGCAGCTAATTGTTCTTTTTTAAGACATCCACAAGACTCAGTATCTCCTCTGCTAAGTTCAGCTTGATGTACTATTTTATAATTAGAACAATCACATAAACACATATAATGTTTACCCTTTCTTTTAAAAGGCCCTATAGCATAATCTATTACTTTCAGTCTTCCAAATCTCTTATTTATGAATTTATCTTGCATGAAATAATATAGTTTAATCTAATTCTTTCGCATTTAATTTATAACAAGGGGGATTAGAAGGGTAAATTGTCCTTGGGTCAGCACAGCTTCTAGGATCTTGACTATAAGCGTTAGCATTAGATACAAACATGTTACTAATAATACTTACATTAACCAAGCCAATCATTGAACTAATTATAAGACTTCCAATTACTTTAAACATATATTTCTCTTGTTTTTATTTATATTTAATTCTAATTATACAATAACAATTCAATCAACTTATAAGCTTATTAGTATCAATTCTAACAAGATTTATATAAGTTATATAGTTGTTATTACTGCTAATATTACTACTCATTAAACATTGATTCTAATAAAACTAGCACACTTAAAATGGGCCAGAATAACACATTTATAAAAGGCACCACATAATACACAAGAATCTTTAAATCATTATTACTCATAGTACTAAATAATAACCAGTTATCTTGTATATACTCCTTACTTGATTTAACATATGTCTCAAACTCTAATAAAGTTAAAATGGTGCCAATTATAATCCAAATACTGAATCCAATAGCTAATTCCATTATTACCTCTGTTTATTACTATTAATATTATTATTACTATTACTAATTAACAGTTGATACAATGCTTTTATATTGCCTTTTGTCATATCTTTAAAGGTGTTATAAAGCCGCCAATTATTAGGTATATTATTAATCATAATACATATATCATCAACTACTCTATACAACCTATTATTACTGATTTTAACAATAGTAAAAGCGCCATTCTCACACATATAAACTCTAATAATATTACTATTATTACTATTATTATTACTGTTTATAATATGGTTCTTGTTAAATAAGTGACTTGCATTAATCACCCTACAATCATCAATACTACTTCTATACATAATATTATTATCTATTATTACTATCCAAACACATGACAAAACAAACAAGTAAACCTGGTCTATATGCCAACATTCATGCTAAAAGAGCAAGGATTAAAGCTGGCTCTAATGAGAGGATGAGACCAGTTGGATCAAAAAAAGGGGAGGGGGCCAACTGCAAATAACTTTAAACAGGCTGCTAAAACTGCTAAGAAGAAATAGTAATAATACTAATAATAATAATAATAATAATAATAGTAATAGTAATATTATTATTAGTATACTCTTCTGACAAACCTATCTAATAACCAACTAACATCATTATAACAGGTACTAAATAAACACTTAAAATAGAAGGGATATAACATTACAATAGCTGGTAAAGGGGCCACCATTATACACAAACCCCCCCATCTTTATATTACTGTTTAAATCCTCTTCTAATATGTCTTTTCTCAAATTAACATAGTTGAATATAACTAGATGACCAGTGCATATAATACCCACCCACATTGTAAAAAAACCCCTTGCAATTAAATCACTAAAAAGGGCCAAATACATCATTTCTATTAATACATAATAGCTAAATATAACTATCATCATTAGTATATAGCCAATCCAATATAAAGTCTTATTATTACTATTATTATTACTACTATTATTATTAGTACTATTATTACTATTATTATTATTATTATTATTATTATTACTCATATAATTCTTAAATTAATTCTTATTTCTTATAGGTATTTATACTTACTCTTAACATTTCGCAACCCTATCTGCTGATCACTATTTTATCACTTTTTTTTCACATTTTATTTATATAATAATTATGGTAATTTTTTATTATTATAATTATTATTATTATTATTATTATTAAAAAATCTTATATATATAGCTTATATAGCTTATATATTATATAAACTGAAGCTATATATAAGATTATAAGATGTGTAAACGATAAAACAGAGGGATAAAATATGCAAAACCCTCCAATCATTATTGTAATTATTATTATTATTATTATTATTAT